TCTATCAAATCGTCCTACTAAGTAACTCATTTTTGTAGTTGCATCGGGTTTTATATAGGCCGCCCAAGCCTGTCTTTGTTTTGAAATAGTCTTGTAAATATCTAAAAAGGCAAATCATCCTGAACGCCTAAATCTGTCAATAATTTTTCTGCATCTCTGATCATTATTTCTTTTGCATCTCTGATCATTATTTCTTTTGCTTTTTCCTCTGTGATTTCGTCAATTGATACAATGTTTTGTAAGTCAAAATTAAAATCACTAGCATACGATTGTAATAAATGAAGAATGTTTTTTGCCGTGCAATATTCAATTCTTTCATCTTCTTCAAATTCTATTCTATAAATCATATAATTTTTAGTTTTTACATTTCAGCTTTTTTACCTAGCAAACTCATTACCATACTTGATTTATTGGGATAATTTCTGGCAAGATGCAAGTAGAATTTGTCTATATTCACACCCTCTTCTATCCTGCATTGAGAAAGAATCTGGTATAATTTAGTGGTAAAATTCCTGCCATCCACTTCTGGGTAAATATAAGATTGGCAAAAATCAGAATCAGAATATTGGAATTCAGCAAACATCGGTATATCCTCTGCCTTGCATATCTCTATTATTTTTGCCATCAACGGTGCTATCTGCTCGTCATATATTTTTTCTTTATTTTCCATAAATTTAGTTGTTTGTTTTTAGTTAATTTCCAAAATCCCATCACAATTTTCCATTGTGTCATCTAGTAGTAATGCAGTCATTATCAGTATTTCAAAATCTCCGATTTTGACCATAAGCCTATCTTGGCTTGGAAGAAAGTAGGTTATTAATATTTCCTCCCCAACTAGCTTGCGTACCTGTACAATCTTATAGAAAAGTTTCATATTAAAGTAATAACCCTGTGTTTTTACAAGTGTCGTATAGCTAAAGGTTTTTCTGCGTTGGATATAGCCACTACCATTACACTCTGGACAATTAAACTTTTTCTTGTGTTCTTTATGTTCCCAAATCACCATTCCTTTGCTATCACAATTAGTGCATTCTACATTTTTGCCTTCATAATATTTAAATTCATCAAATACTGAATCTTCAAATTTTAGTATCTTTACCATATTTGGTTTTGGCAGATTTTCTTCTAAATTTTCAGGCAGATTGTATTTATTCTCTACAATGAAATCGCAGTATTCCTTATCCGTCCGTATCAGTATACTCCCATTCGTGGCATATATTTTACCATTAACTTCAAATGGTTCATTCATCCACAATCTATCATCCATTTCCTCATCTCCTACAAATAAGGAAAATATCTCTTCTGTTTTTGTTTTGTCTGCTTGCATTTATTTAGTTGTTAATTAGTGTACTCGTAATTATTCGCAAAAAATATTCTTCATATCAATATCGTATCGCTCACAAATATCCTTCATCCAAACACAGGCATATCCGTTTCGCATAAAACAAGCAATATAGTCATCGGAAAGTAGAGATTCTAGGAGTTTTAAAAAGCCTTCTATTTGTGAAAAAGATGGCATAATGCAAACATCCATCTCTCCTTCTTCGTTTAACTGAAAATGATATTCAATATCGTTTTCATTGATATATTTATACAATTGTAATTCAGTCATAAAATTATCTATTCTTATTTATTTCAATTTTATTTAGTAGTTCTTTTTCGATATCTATCCCAAAGTGTTTTGCAATATTCAGGCATACCAAAATAATATCCGCTAACTCCTCTGCTTCGTAAGCCTCCTTAAATTCTTCCACCTCTTCATCTAGTTTATTTGTGAAATCTTGCATAGATGTTTTTGGTGCTATCAATCCTCGTTTGATAATCGATCTATAATTCTCCTCTATCAATTCAGTCATATAGTTGTTTAGTTTTATTATAATCAAAATAAACTTATTTGATTTGGATTAAACCCGTATTCTTCTGGGGTAGGATAATACATTCCTTTTCTTTCTGTATCCCAAAATCTAAAATTTATTTCTCTATTCATATTCTCGCCTATAAAAATTCACTTGCCATCTTGGCAACCATAATTGTTTTCCTACTCACCCCTAAATCCTCTGAGATACGATTAGTTTTAACTCCTTGCTCCAGTAGTTCTACTATCTGTTTCCTTGTGGAAGACTTCAAGCCATTGTGATCGGATTCAAGCCATCTCATTGCCGATTCCTTGTCGTGAATATTATAGTCATTCCTTTTTTTATTACTAGCCACAAAACCGATTTGTGCCACTTCTGGCTTATATACCTGTGGTTTTCTTTCTTCTTCTTTTTCGGCTTGGATTATTATTTGCTGCTTTTCCTCTTTCGGAGTTAGCACATTTATACCTTCTAGGTATATCCGATAATTAAAATATACGCTGTAATGAATACACAATACAGCCACCAACTCAAATATAAGCGATAAGATAAAAGCCACAACTGCATACCGGATGCTTATATCCTTCACTACTTTGCTTCCGCTATTTGTTTTATCCTCTATCTCTGCCACCTTTTTCGTTTTTTCGCTTTCATAAGCCTGTATTAATCGCTGGTAATTTTGAATTTTGGTCTGCTCCACTTCTGGGATAACTAATAACAATCCCCTTTTTATCTTGTCTGCATTCTGTCTCTCTATCTCGTTTGAGATGGTTTTTAACTCCTTCACCTTTGCATCTGCCTCTCTTTCTATCTTGGCAATTAACTTGTCCTTTCTTTTTTCAAGAATAGACGTACTATCCGTGATGGTGCTTGCTATTTGGTAGGCCCCTATACTGCTTGAAGTAGAACTTAGTATAAAAAGAAATATACTAATCAGCAATGTAGACACGTCTAATTTATCTGTCTTGTATCTCACTAGGAATAAATCTTTCCAAATTACATACTTTGCAACTTCTAGTGTGGATAGTATCACTATCACTACCATAGAAATCACAATAGCCTTGTTTTCAAAGGCAGGTATCATTGTGTCTGCAAGCAAATACAATGATACGCTTGCTAGTCCCATACCGCAAATTTGCAGTAGTATTTGTGCAAAGGTGGAAAGAAGTATCTTCCTGCCATTATCCTTGTGAAACGGTTTCTTACTAAACATACCTATTGATTTTTGATATATCTTTTCCTCCCTGATTTTTTCGTAATCCATATTATTTATTATTATTATATTAATTATAAGATGTGCAAATATAATACATATAATAATAAATGCAAACGTTTTTAATTATTTTATTAATGAACATACATTAATGGTATTGATTTGCTATTATTTAATTTGTATAATTCATTATTATATCTATATTTGTGTAAAAAAATACAAATGAACAACGAATTTATAGATGAATTTCGCAACTACCTTTGTCAGACAATCAAGGAAAAAAGAATCCTATTGGGTTATTCTGGTGCGAAAATCGCCAAGCTGGCAGGTATATCGCAATCATCATATTGGAATTTTGAAAACTCCAATGGCACGCTGGAAGTCAAAGCTCTTATATCTATCATTCACGCCTTGGATTTATACAAAGATATATTCTCCCCCATAAAATCAAAAGCATTGCAGGTTCTTGAAGACAAAGTGGATATACAGCCTGAGATAACCAACAACCAAATCAATGAAAAACTGGATAAAATCCTAGCACTTCTTAATTCCTAGTTTTCACCTAGCGCCTCGGCCTTTACCCTTGCATACCTTTCAAGTATGTTGCCTGTTCCATAATCAGATCCCATCTTATTGAATAAAGATAGTTCCCCTATCTCATCAAGTGGATAAATATACTTCCTTAATTCTTCTATTTTTTCTTGAAGCATTTCGTTTTCCTCCCTTATCTTGGATTTCAAATTAATAGATTTTGCCTTTTTCTCATCATCTCCTTCTGTCTTTTCATTGAGTGCTTCTATGTTCTCCCAAAATATTTTCTCGTATGCCATAAGGTTGGCAAATTTCATATTATCTTGGTATTTCAAATACCCCATCACCAAAGCCATTACTTCTCTTTCCGTTCCTTCTCGCAAATCCATCAAGTCTCCTTCTAAGTCCTTGTCCACATTTCCCTGAAATACCATCTCTATTGCCTGTTTCTTTCGCTCTTTGGCGTTATCGGTGTATTTTACTAATCCATTTTTATCATAGCACAATATTACAAATTTACATATCTCCGCAAAGTATGGATGGCTTTTCAATTTGGAAGTCTTAAATTCCTCTACCACATTTAACCCTGTGGCCTGCAAAAATTCGCTTCCAGTTATTTTTTTCTTAGGCAGATTCGCTAAGTTAATTTTAAGGTCTGCAATATTTATTGACAAATTTAGCGTATTCATAATATTTATTATTAATTTTACGTTAGTTAAATAAAAGATACAAATAAAACAATGAAAACATATTTAAACTTAAACTTCATCTATTACCCATCTCAGGCAGATACTCAGGGAAACTGTGTTCTATACCTACGTATCAAAACGGAGACAGGGAAATACGAAATCCTAAGTACCGGGTTTACCACTCCTACAAATAAGAAGGGAAACTATTTTGACAAAAAAAAACAAAAATTTACTGGCAAAACCGTCCAACATCTAAACAAAGCCTTGGCGGAAATGATTAGCGAGATTCATACCATATACACCACTCTTGCCGTAAATTCTCCTAATCCCATATCGGCTGCCATAATAAAAAACAACTATAAAAAATCTCTGGGTACTGATATTACCCTGATGGATTTATTCAACCAATTCTACACCTACTACCAAGAATCAGCGGATAAGGCAAAAAAAGAGAATACCATCCGCCTTTATACCACCCTCTTTGAAAAAGATATGGTTATTTTTCTTCCCCTCAAATATACAAAAAACCTTTGTATATCACAGGTTAATCAGGATTTCGCTTATGAGTTTGCAAAATACCTCAAACTCCGTGGCCTTAAAATCAGCACCATATCCCAAAAAATAATGGCGCTTAAAACCGTCTTCTCTTGGGCTGTATCCCAAAAATTACTGAAGGAAAATCCAATTGACTACCAAGTGGATTTCAAAACCTTTACCCCGGATCACAAAGAGCCTTTGGATTTAGATACCATCAATTTGCTTTTTTCGCACGTATCTAAAAACGAGAAAATAAATCAGGTAAATATCCTATTCCAGTTTATGCTAATGACTGGCCTGGCATACTGTGATTTATCTAGCCTATCCGATAAAGACTTTGTAGATAAGGAAGGTAATACTTTCCTTATAAAGAAGAGGCAGAAAACAGGTATTCAGTCTGTCATACCTTTGTTTCCTACTCTCCTATCCTTGTATGAATCCAATAAGGATTTGATACTAGGACAAAAAGATAGCAATGCTTTATTCTATCTGCATCTACAAACTCTTCGTAACGAAATCGGCATTAGACAAAAATTGTCTAGCCACATCGCCCGGGTTACATTCTCCCAGATTCTCTTGGATTTAGGGATAAATGATTATATCCGAAAAAAATTTATCGGTCATTCCTACCGGGATACCCTCTCGCATTACTCCTCCGATAACTACAATCATTTTGCTTTAATCGGTAAAATGATTGACAACCACATAAAAAAACTAAACCTTTAGGTTTACTTTTTTTATTATTAATTATTGCAAAGTTCTCCCTCCTTTTAATATATCAATTTCATCTTGACTTGCATTAACCAACTCGTCCTCTCTATATTTGTTCCAACCTATATCATTAGCCTTATCACCCACGGAATGCAGGGTTAGAATTGTAGGCGGCATATTCTCTCCTATATTGTGCATTGCTGTTGTGTATAATCTACACAGATAAAATGCCTGTGTCCCTGCATAACAGGTATTGGTATGAATCTCCATAACAATCATAATCTGACTATGTAGATTTGATTTCCTTTTGTATTTAATTGATACTAGATCCCCTACAGCAAATTTTGTTTCTATATTCATTTTATTTATTAATTAAATTGTTTGTTATTCACTCTTGATAGTTATTGCAAAAGAATACAATTCGCCATCGGTATCATCAAAACCATTCACTATAAATCCAGTAGCTTCATTTTTACCTTCAATGGTATAGCTATCGCCTTCTTTATCTAGGTTTTTTTCGTCAACTTCTTTCATTGCTCTTTCGTACATTGTCAGAAATTCATCTGCCACAGAAAAAAATCCCATATTATGATATGATTGTAGCTTACCATCACACTCTCGAAGCAAAACGGTATCACTACCGAATGCACCTGATTCTTTTCTTACTTGGATTACTCTGCCAAATCTCTGTTCTTTCTCACCCATAATTAGACCAGTAATCACTAGGGCTTTATAACCTAATTCGTCTACATTTGAAGTATATTTACCCCAATGGGATGGTTCGATTTCTATTTTTTTATCTTCCATTGTTATTATTGAGTTATAATTTAGACCTCATCATACATATATTCATCAAAATCCTCGGTATCAATTGTTATCAGGCAGTTGCCTATCACAAGCCTAGCCACATAGGCTGTAAAATCATCGTGCAATACATCCTTGGTAAATGGCATTTCAAGCGTTCCGCCATTAATTGTTAATTTCATCGTGCCCCCGTATTTCTCCTTTGAGTTATAGTCCCTTGGTAATGAAAGAATCTTGTACTTTTTAGGCTTCCCTTCCTCGTTATTCCTGTCTGGGTGAAGACAAATTTGATAAACTTTTTCATTTGTATTATACTTCAAATCCACATCAAGCCACCCGTATTTTGATTCTTCCATAAAAACTTCGCAATCACCAAACTCCTCTGCTTCTGTTGCTTTTATAAACTCTATCAGGATTTCTGAAAAATCAATTTCCTTATCTTCCCTTACTAGAAATTTCTGAACCAATGGAATGAATGTTTTGGCAACTGCTGTGTTTGCAATCAAGTCTATCTCCTTGGTTAGTGATTCGTTGATGAGTGCAATAATATCTGGCAATTCAATACCGCTTCCTATCTTTTGTTCCGAAAGTTGTTGGTCTATCTGCTTCCTAAACGGAGAGTTATAGCTGGAATAAAACTCTTCAATACTTTTAATCGCACCTAGCATTGCGAATTCTGTTGCTTTTTGTTGCAACACTTCCGTATTCAATATGGGTAAAATCTGTTCCTTTTCCATTTTATTCTATTTAGTTGTTTTGTTTTGAAAATTTTAATTATCCCTATAACTTAAACCATTTACCACCGTATTGAAATCTACCTTCAACCTGGTTTTCTTCATTGATAAATGTAAACGTTTTAATAGGCAGACAGTCGGTATCCACTTCTGCAAATCTACAAGCCTCTGTAAGCATTTTATTAGGATAATAATCAACATCCAATTGTGTTGCATATCTACCCTTGCCTTCATTTTCTAACAGTAGTTCTGTCAATTTGCTTTTAAAATTTTGCAATTTTTCAGGTGTAACTTTTTTTTGCGCAACAGCAGAACTCATATTTACCAAAAATAAACCAATGGTTCCACTATCTGAATAATCGCCATTATTTTGGTTAAATGGTGTTAAAAATGATTTCTCTGCCCACCATTTTACAGTTATTTCAACTGCTTCTTTGTACGTCCTTTTTTCCATCGTTTTACTATTTAGTTGTTTTGTTTTAAAATCCTTAATTGCATTTGTTAGCAGCCCTTTAATCTAGCCAATACATCATCGGATGTATGCCCGTCCCAAAGAGGAGCAGTTTCTACTACTTCACAACGAAATAAATCCCAATCTTTATCCTCATAGTGATTTGAAATTTGTCCTGTTGATAGTGTCGCTGTAACAATAAACCAGCCACCACCAAAGCATAATTCACCGTCTGAATGCCTATGTGACTTTACCACAGGAAAATAATTGTAAGCAGCCCACATATTAAATAAGGCGGCATTGTAGGCTTTCCTGAATTCATACAATTCATTGAAGGTGTGATACCCATCCGAGTAATTACCCCTAAGTTCGGAAGGTGTATTATCAATACCCTCCTGTACTTTCATTAAAATTCCGTTTTGATTTTCCATATAATTATATCTAAATTATTAATTAAATTTTAAAATAAAGTTAGTTGCTTTTTTTCACCTTCATACAATGCCTTGTATTTTTTCACTAATTTCCTTAAAGAACCAATCACATCAAAATCAAACTTTTCAAGTATCTCTCCAGTTGGCAGGAACTCTATTTGTAGATACATAAAATTATCCTCATAATAATCGTTCAAATGGATTCTGATTATTTTGTGATTTTTAAAAATTAAATTCAAGATGTCTTTGTAAATGCCAAAACTTTTAACTTTTTCAATTTTATCCCAATCCCCAGTTCCATAGTATGATAAAACTAAATCCTCAATTTCAGGAAAAATCTCTGCATCAAATATTTCTACAAAATCAATCCTGTTTACAACACTGATAAAGCATTCAGCCAATTTTATATTTGCTTCGTCCCAACTTTTTAAAAGCAAGCGTATTTTTTTTATTGTCTCACTCTCTATTATTTTACTAATCTTTATTATAAGGCAGGTATCCGACAAACCACCTACCTATTTTTATGTACTTCCTGTATCCGTTTCTTTCACTAAAAGACAAGCCTAATTCCTCGTTCTTGAATTTTAATCCTATCCCAAATAACCTGAACCATCCGTAATGTTTTGAATGCACACTTGCCAAAATACAGAAATTTTTTATATACAAAAGGCAATAACCTTGTTCTTCTGATTTTGATTTGAATCTGAATTCGTACCGTATTCTTATAAGTTTTAAATCTATAATCATTGCTTTTTTTTTGAAAACCACATTTGTACTCTCCCATAATCAGACAAATTTCTTGCTGGCAGTTCCATCCAATTTGTATCTGCGTCTAACTCATAAGCCCTACGTTCTATCTCTGCTTGCGTATATCCCCATCCTATCGGATTTAATACAACCTGTGATTCAAGGATAATCACAGGCTCGTCTATCCCTACACCTTCAAACGATCTAGCAAATCCTTTGCCTGGTAAATCAGCGTAAAGATGGGTAACGCAAGCCTCGTGCATAGCATTACCCTTCTCATCGTATCCTACAAATTTAATCATACATCTATCGTTTCCAAGAATCCGTGATACCTCAATAATTTTTTAATTTCATTCCAGTTCACTATCTTTCTAGTTGGCATATCCAAATCTGGAAACGTTGGGCAACCCAAGGCGGCATCATCAATGTATAAATCTGCAAACTGCTTATTTGACTTAGACCATTTATGCTGTGTTGGATTTTCATTTACTCCCCAAAGGATTATGCCCTTATCCGAAAACCAATCTATTGCCTCGTTCAGGTTTTCCCCACTCCTCATCGTCCACAGCATAATCCTATGCCCGTTATTAATTAGTTCTCTAAGTACTTCTGCCGAATACGGTATAGTCTCCCCTATCTTGGGATATCTGTGCTTTACAACTGTGCCGTCAAAATCAACGGCAATTATCTTGCTTATTTTGTTTGCCATATATTATTCGATTGTTGCTAAAATTTCATTGATTTTATCTGTACTGAGTTTCGGTATGATTTCAAACAATTCTTTAAGTAGTTTTATATTCATCTCGTTACCCTCGTATGCTATCTGTTGTCCTTTTTCCAGACAAGCTCCAAACGTCTTGTTGGTAATATTCACACACTCCTTCTGGAATTTACGTGCTAATACTTTGTATTTAGTTTCATACAAAGTATTTTCAATCGTATTATCAATACACTCTATCAGTAGAGAACAGGAAGCCATTGCAAGTGAAAAGTTCCTGAGTTTTATTTCCATTAACTCTTGATCTTTAGTATCCATTCCCTTGGGTGTTCTGAGTTATCTTTATGATTTTTTTCTACCGTCATCAGGAATGATGATTGTTGGTCAAACCAATTGGTAAGTTTCTTTACAATAATGTGGCTCTTAATTTTCGCCACCCCTGATTTTTCCCGGGTTATTGCATACCCAAAATTATCATTTGGGTACATATATACACAATCCTTGTCAAAATCGAAATAATATATCTCGTCTTCCAACAAGCCCAAATCTCCATCCATTGTTTCCTTATGGAATACAATGTAGTCGTACCTCGGATTAATTCTAATCATACCCATTCAATTGTCTTTTTTATTTAGTCGTAAATTTTATGCAATCATAGCTATTTTTATTGTAATAAAAAAGCTAATTAACGTTTTTTATTCAATATTATTTTTTTGGCTCATATCCCTGATGTCTTGCATCACAATAGAAGCCATCTTGGATTGCCCTGATTCGGAAAATCTAACAGCTACTTGTCTTAGTATCGCCACACTTAATGTATCCCCTGCCTTCTGTGTAAGCAGTTTTGTTTGATTGTTTTTTAGATTACTCATTCTATTTATTTGTTTGATTATTATTTGCCAAAAAATCCCATAATTTTTCAATACTGGATAGATTTATATTTTCTTTGGTTTCAGATACTATACACCCATCTTTATACTTCCTGCCAAAGTCTAATTCGTAGATGAAATAATCTATAAAACTATACTCCCACGTATCAGCCATAGCCTCCTTCAGTATTTCTATCAGCATTTCTATCATCCTGTCGTTATCGTACCTTGTCGTAAAATCATTAGGCAGAATAACCTTAAATGCCTTTGCACAAGCTCTATCGTGTTTATCTTGTGCCTGTATAGCCTCCATTATTTTAATGAAAACTTCTTTAGTTATTGGAAACAAAAATGTTTTTAATTTATCCATTTGATTGATTTGTTTTTAATTTTTGCGTTCCTCCTACCATATAAATATTCCTTCTTATTTGAATATCTGTCCCCATCCAAAATATATCACCAAAAGGTATAAACTTTCTTGGAAACTCTAATTTACCGTCTATTGGAATTTGCTCTAAGGTGAAAGTACCAAACTTATCCACAAATACCCTCCACTCTAAACCCAAATAAACTACAATATCGCCTTCGTATATCTCTTTCTTATTTGTATCCACATATCCTGAATATTGACTGAGTGTGTGTTTTTCGCACAATGCTTCATTCGGCTCACTCACGATAATAATATCTCCGTTTTTTAAAAATACAAGACTTCCATATTTTAATTTATTATCATATTTGCATACTGCTCTGAATTTAATTACTCTATCCATCGTATTTATTTATTTGTTGAAAATTAATGCTTAATTGGTTTCTATATTCCAGATACTTGGCATATCTAGTTTCTTGCAGATTAAAATATTTCTCGTTTTTCTCCACACCTCTAAAGTCTAGGTTGTATCTCTCGGCTGCTATCCTGCTACTTCCACTTCCTAGGTGTGTATCCAAAACCTTCATTCCTTCTTTTATTCCGCAAACCTTATAGATGAATTCGTACAATTTAACAGGCTTTTGGTTCGGATGTATTTTTGCTTCTGCGTTTGATCCTCCCCTACTCCCTAATCTGAATATCTTGGCAGGAAAATCAAGGCTTGTCCAAATCAATTCAAACTGGCTAAAATCATCCCAAGGCTGTTTTTTATCCCAACATATTATTGCTTTTGTTGGATTCAACGGAAAGTAATTTGCACCACAAATAATTTGGTGTTTTGAAACCCTGAACATCTCCGAAAAATACTTTGCACCTGGTATCTGTTTATCCCAATTCGTATCTATTTTGTCTAGCTTTAGTTTCTGTGCTGTGGAAATTGTTTTACCTCTTTTTAGGTTTTGTCCCATTGCCATATTTGGTGAATCAATGCCGTATTCTGGATCCACCACAGCAAAGTCATAATACTTATTCGGCACAGTTGCCATATAATCCATACAATCACCTAGTATTGCCTTGGATTCATATATTACCTTTTCCATTAAAAAGGTGATTCATTTTCCGGGTCACCCATTGATACATCTATCCCTTTCAGATCGATATCAAAGTTACTTGCATTATCAAATTCAGTATACTCCCCACGGAACACCAAATCTACATCACCCATACTACCTGTTCTTTGCTTTGCAATAATTAATTGGGCTAAACCTGCAGTAGAATTACCAAGATTATCTTGTTTTTCTCCGTAATATTCTGGTCGGTGTATGAATATCACATTATCTGCGTCTTGTTCCAAAGATCCACTTTCCCTTAATTCCGAAAGTTGTGGCCTCTTGTCTCCTCGCTGGGTATTGGCTCTGGATATTTGTGCAAGTGAAATAATAGGTATTTTCAATTCCTTTTGAACGGCTTTCACCGTCCTCGAAATTTTACTTACCTCCTCCGCCCGGTTTATATTCGTTTTATCTCCATCCATCAACTGTATGTAGTCCAACATTATAATCTCAACACCTTTGTCGTGAACCATTTTCCTGGCTTTAGACCTGAATTCTGCTGGATTCATAGTAGGGAAATCATCCATATACAGGTTTGAATTGGCAAGCTCGTAGCATTTCGTATAAATATTTTTAAAGTCCTGCTCTGTGATAATTCCACGCTTCAGGTTGTCTGCTAGTATTTTGGCCTGGGAAGAAATCATCCGGGTAAATACAGAAATACTATCCATTTCTAAGGAGAATAACCCTGCCGTCCTTTTGTACTTGACACAAATATTATTCAGTAGGCTAGAAACAAAGGCACTTTTGCCCATTGCGGGCCTGGCTGCAACTATCGTTACTTCTGGGTGAAACCCTGCCGTCAGCCTGTCTAATGCCGTAAACCCAGAAGGTATTCCCGTAACACCAGATTTCTGATTTCTTGCCCTCTCTTCCAGAACTACCATTGTATTCTTAAATAGTTGGTCTGCTTTCACGAAATTTTCCGTGTAAGTCTTAGCCTCTATGTTGGTAAGTATTTTTTGATAATCATTCAATAAATCGAAACAATCATTACTATCTTCGTAAGCCTCTATATCTATCTGTTGTCCTAGTCTTATTAGCAGTCTTTTGATGGACAACTCTTGGAGTATCCTTGCGTGTTTCTCTATGTTTGCAGCAGAATTTACAAAACTTGTCAGTCTCATAATATTCGATCCACCTCCTGCAAGTTCTAGCATCTTTGTTTTTCGTAAATGCCTAGATACAGTTAATTGGTCAATTGGGATTTTCTCTTCATACATTTGATACATCGCCTCATATATGTATCTGTTTTTGTCATTATAGAAGTCTTGTGGCTTTAGCCTGGGTGCTATGATGTGCATAGCGTTTGCGTCAACAAGTATTTCACCCAAAACAGCTTCCTCCATCTCAACGTCCTGTGGCACTTGTCTTCCTAGTTTTTTCATCGTTTATTTATTTAGTTGTTGTAGTTTTATTTTTTTATGTAACTCAATATATGGCAGATTACATCTACCGTGAATCCGTTTCCTAGCATCTTGTATCGCTGGCTATCGGATACAGCCTTGGTGTAATTATCTGGGACAGTCTGCAATCTCTCGCACTCCACAGGTGTCAGTCTTCTTATCCTGTACTTTGTGTACACATTCTTTCTTTTATCGGTGTCTAGTGCCGTCATAAGACCGTTCTCGTGAAAAACCCTGTTATGTTGGTACGGCTGTTTCCCTCCGCTTTCCTTAGATAAACTCAACTGCTTAACCTTTATTATTTTTTCCAGTTTAAAGTATGCGTTAACTTTAGCCATCACGGCATTAGATTTATATTCCAATAAACGACCCCTTCTTGTTTTGCTTTTTGGGTAACTCATATCGAAACACTCGCCTTCTTTAACTTCTGTATACCCTTTTTTTGTAGCTTCTGGAATTAGTAATACCAGATTATCCTTTTCAACACTTGTAATTGTATTACTCTTTCCATCGTTTCTAGGCTCTAATCTCTGTTTTATTTTTCCAAGTGCCTTATCAAACCTGCCTCTGGAAGCAATAATCATAGGCAGTCCATATTTATCTTCTCTTGCCCTCGCTAATAATGCTGGACTTTTCCCGTCTTTCCTAAACCTAAATCCCTCATCACCCCTGTAATCTATTCCATTTGCATTCTTGAAATTGGCTTCAAGGTCTACATCTTTTTGCTTTTGCTTGTCCATATTTCCTTCAGCTATCAATGTCATATCCGAATGGAGACCACCTGAATTACCACCTACGGTTAAGGTTCTAGCCTTATCCTGGTTGGTGGATAATGAAAGGTCTGTGTCAAGCACGAAATTATCTGAAATATCAATACTCTTTGAACTGGCTGTAATCGTGCTGGCTTTCCCGTCAATGTCTCTAATATTTACTTTACCATTATTAAAGTTTGCGGCACGGTTACCAAAATATTCAAGCATATTGATACTTAGGAAATATTTATTATTCACTTCTTTTTCAAGTATATCTTTCAAAACTATTTTTTTATTTTCTGGCTGTTTAATGATAGATTGTGGTTCTCCAAACAATCCCCCTGCCTCCATCCCTATATTAGTCCAATATAACCGTTTCCTATTTTGGGCAGAAACCAATCTGGAATTAATACAGATAGGGTTTACACCTAGTAATTTGGAAATAATATCTACCCATTCTTGTTTCATATACACATTTTCTAGCAGGAAGTATCTAGGCTTCAATTCGTTTTTAAGCCTCACAAACTCGAAAAACAGTTTACTCCTCTCATCATCGAAATTCAGCATTTTCCCTGCGATACTGAATCCTTGGCAGGGACTACCCCCCACAAGTATATCAATTTTTGGTAATTGAGATGCAACGATCTTGGTTACGTCTCCTAATTGTACCGTATCTGGGTAATTATCTGTCGCCACTTTTATTCCGTACTTATCAATCTCGCTTGCATAGTACGTATCGTATTTTATTCCTAGCCTATTAAGTGCTATCTGGAAGCAACTCATTCCATCAAACAAGGAAAGTATGTTGTAATTATTATTCTCCATTTATTTTTTTAGTCAATTCCATACCTATTTTCATTATATCGTTTTTCAAATCACTATCCCCTATTTTAACAGCCTCGTTATAGTCCAGTACCAAATCATCTTTTATAGTGTTTAGGATTGCTATATTCACATTTTCTTCTTTGAGTGCGTTTTCAATATTCACCTTATGGGTTGCCACTTTATTTTTTAATACCCTGTTTTTATCCAAGACCTTGCCATTTTCCAATAACCACTTGGTGTATTTTTCAGCCGTACTCTCAAATTCAATGTTGCGCCAAGGTTTTTCGGATGCCTCGTCAAGTAATATAATAGCAAATTCCTCCTTATATTTTCGCAATATATTAAATCTTTTAGTGATAAACCTCTCATCCACTTTGTATTTCTTGGCAGCAATGTTTGATAGGTAATTGATAAGCGCCTCTTGAAATTCCTCGCTTTGGAATGGTGGGATTGTCTTTTCTTTTCTTGATAAAGAAGAAAAAAAATCCCTGTCTTTTATTGTTATTATTGTATATATAGTAGAAACTTCCAAATTGGAAGTTTGCCCCCCCCTAACTTCCAATTTGGGTTTTTGGCTCATTATCAAGCCACTATCCAAATTGGAAGTTTGCTTGCGAATTAAGAAATTATTTGCGTGGTTTTGGTAGTTTGAGACAATTTCGTGGCTCTCGATTACCTGGTTTAATTTGTCCCAATATATCTTGTAGTGCATTACACTAGCCTCCGAACTGGCTCTGGCTGGCTTTTTCCGTATTACCGAGAGTATCCCCATTTTAACCATTAAATCGGCTATCCTTCGCACCTTTTTATCATTCAATCCCGTCTCTGCGTATAATTCTCCGTATTCTTTCCAGATATATCCCTCCTTGTCATCCCCTTTCCCTTCCCATCTCATCATATTGGAAATAAATAGTCCTATCTGCATGTCCTTAAAGATAATACTGAATATGGGATAGTACGGGTATGGCTTGGCAAGCCTGAGTGCATTTATGATTTGCATTGAATTATTTATAAGTTTTTATAAGGTATATTTTAATTCAACAATAAAAAAATGTTTTTATTGTTTTTATTTTATTTAGTTTTGAAAGAATGGAAGGGTAGAAAGATACACTCTAGCGTTTTTTGATTCCATAGTTAACTTGTTTTTAATAAGTATTATTTTCCTGCAATCTAAATGTATTTTGCTAACATTAGTATTTCTTTTATCTACAATAAAAGTGATTTCCATTAAAACACCTGTTTTACATCCGTCCATAATTATTTTATATTTTGAGATAGTTAGAACCTTTTCTGTGTGCCTCGCATATTTCATTGATGTATTTTACATACAAAAGATTATGGTTATGCCCTGTGTATGTGTTCCATAATCTGTGATATATTTTATCTCTCTCTATTTTTCCTAGTGATGAGAAATGCTTTAGTATAATGCTCTGTCTCCATTTATAAGGAAGTTTACCGTATATAGAGATGGCCCATTCTTTGTACTCCTTGTATTTAATTTCCTTGTCTGTCATATAACTTCGTTTATTTTCGTTGTTGGGTTGTATCTGTACCGCCTCCCTGCCATAAAAGCAAGAATGTCTTCTCGCTTGTATTTGTAATTTGCTTTACCGATATTGTGGCAGGGTATCTGCCTTTTGTTCCCACTAATGTACAAATGTTTTTTTAATTCGGTGGGATTTTTGTTCACAATAAATTTTGATTGTTCCACATTTGCAGTTGTGCAATTCAATATTTTAGCTACCTGTGCCACATTCATTGTATCGTGTTGGTAGTTGTTTTTAAATGTTTCTAGAAACAAATTTAGTGTTTCTTTAAGTTCTAGAACCATATCTATTAGTTCCGGGAGCTTGTCTTTTTGGTTCTCCATTATCTTTCGTTGTTGTGTGTGAATAAATATTTTTCCTCTCTCCTCCTCTTCTCCGTCCCTTTCCTGTATTGTATAATGAACCTTTTATGCTCATCGGAAGTGTCTCTAATCTTCCTGAGTATCCTTGTGGTGTCGAACCCGGGATGGGTTACAAAGTCCTTATTGAATACCTTGATTGCACTCTCCTTGTATTCCGCCATCAGAGATTCCATAATCTTGATAAACTGCTCGTGTTGTCTCATTTTAGTTTTCTATTTTGGCGACAATATCAATATGCTGCCGCATGATGTAATAAATATTACCTTCGATTTTACGTGGAAAATCGCTTGCCGTGGTATACAGTACAATATCCCCTACGGATAATTCTTTCTTTTGGTTTTTCAAAGGTGTTCCTATGTGTGTAACTTTTGCCAAGCCGGATCCAGATGGATATTTAATCGGTTTTGCCTCGCTATCCCAATCTAATATTATTCCCCTGGAACTCATATTTGTTTCCCGTAAAACCGGGATACAGAAGCACTTCCCCCCTATCGGGATAATATTGCCATTCCTTACCACACAGTAGATAGCTTCGTATGGCACTCTGAATATGCTCCCCTTCAGTAAGTTTTCTTCCGTACACGTATTGTGGTGAAAGTAGATTTTATCCCCTACCTGTACCTCCTCCACAATATCGGATAGCTTGTCTTCGATATAGAGTTCTCGATCACCTGTTAGGTATCTAGGTATTCCTTTCACAGTTCCAAATATACGGCTGTAATATCCCGGGTTAAAATCCGTGTCTATCTGTAGCGATATACCGTTTGTTAGTGTATGGCTGTCCTCTTTGATTTTTTCAACTTCCACTATACAGAAGTTGTTTATCGGTGTGTATTCCTGTTTCATTTGATTGTTAATATATTTTTTCCTAGTTTTCTTAATCTTTCCAATTCCTTGTTAAGCACATAATTTGAGCCTGTACGCCTAGCCTTAACCACAATAAATATCCTTTTACTGAGTAGTCTTTGGAAAATAATTTCCCTTGCCTCGCTATCTGTAAGTGGTTTGGCTGCCATAATTGTTATCTTAAAAATGTAATTTTTTTTACTTTTTCTGTTGCATTCCCCCAAGAAGCACCTAGACGGATATACCAAGTCATTGATTTGCTAACTTTTGGGAAAGAGTAATGCCAATTATCTTTAATATCTCTTACTCCTAAATATTGAGGGTGGCCTTTACTTCCATTTCAAAGCCGTCCTCAAATTTAATAAGATAAAATGCCTCGGTGTTAAAAACATCGCACATTGGTATATTTTGTATATGCCTTGATTTTCTTAATTCTTTGAAATGTTCCTCCAATGATGTTATTTCATTCATTTTATTCCCAATAGTTTTTTAAGTCTTGTGAAAAGTGTATTTTTTTGTGGATCTTCTTCTGGGAATTTAAAATCTTCCAAAGGAATGCCGGGTGCTATATGGGGTATTCTTTGTATTTCAAATCCTGGCATTCTGAAATATTCTATATACTTTTTTGGGCTTATATTATGACATTTTTCAAACTCTTCAAAGTATATTTTTGCTAATTCCTCTTCTTCGGTATCCCTAAGTATTAAGACACTTTTCTTGGGTATTTCTTTAAGAAGATGCTCTATCGCCTTGCGCAAATCTTCTAGGTTTTTTGTCTGTTTTCGCATTTTGTTTTATTTATGTAATTTATAGCTTTGTATTCCGCGCAAAATTCCTTTATCACTTCCTTTGCTTTTTCTGTTTCTGCCTGTTTTTCTTCATCTGTCTTGTGTAATTCCCAAAAATTTAATACGCAGTAGTTGTAATCTATTTTTGTATTGTACAAATTATATAGCTTTTTATTTGCTACTTTGTTTGGGGGTATTTTTTGTTGTGCCATTGTGTGATTTTGTAAAATTACTAAACAGTCTATCCATAATCCTTGTTATTATCTGAGCTTCTGTAAGTGGTTTGGCTGCCATAATTTTAAATTCCCATTACTCTTTGAATCTCGTTTATCTTTTGATTTTTCCCGGCTTCGTGTATATGTTTAATTACATCTGACCATCTGTGGAAATTTGAAACATTAATATCACTCCATCCTATCAATTCGTAGGTAGAGAAATATTTGTGTTTAAATCCTAAATTAATTAGTGCATCAACCAAGTTTTTTTGGAATATTGTGAGTTTTTGGTATAGTGCCAACTCGTCTTCGTTCATAAATTTATTTAAAATAGTAAAACATCAAAATTTTCTAGGCTTTTTCTTATTGAATCAGTAAGGTATTCTTCTGCGGAAGTCTCTATCTCGCTAATCAATTCAATTAATATATGGACCGATCCGTATTCCCAGGGAGCGTGAATTTTTATGTGATTGAGCTTCGCTTTGTAATTTTCTAGTAGCTTTAAAACATCATCTAGTGTTGCCGGGTAACAAAATATCTCAGTTGGTATGCTCATTTTGCTCTTAGTTTTCTGCAATGCGTAACTTGCTCTATCATCATAGAGCCTTCCCACTCAACCATTACACTCTTGAATGATCCATACTCAAATTCATTGGATACACATATTCCTGTATATCTACTGCCATATCGCTTAACACGTACTTTGTTCCCCTCCTGCAATCTTAATTCCTGCTCCATTGGTATTTTAGTCATCTTAGGCATATTAGCCCAATCAATATTATTGCACCTATGTAAAATGGCTCGTTTCCTTGTTTTTCGCACATAATCTTTGTTTTTAGTTGTATTTATTACTAATATAGTTAATTACAAGCCCAAATGTAACTAATTGTAGTCGAATAAAAAAATATTATTGGATATTTTTGCTTACTCCTGAGTGAATGTAGCGGATGTTTAAATGACCACGGGTGGTAGGCCTAGGGAAATCGAAAAATCTGTACCCGGGTGGATGGTAAAAAACTCCATAATTTTAAGCTGTTTTTTTATCTTACATTATACAAACAAATATAAGTTAAATCACAAAAAGCTATATTACAGATAGTTAAAAGCTAAATTAATTTACTGCTTAGTTATTACCTTAGTCATTTGTATAGATAGCAGGGTAAAACATAATTATCTGGATTGATAAAAATTAATTATCTGCTAAGTTGTTTTTGTTGGTCTGTCTGCGTCTATGTATTAGATAATATATAAGAGATTGAATAGAATATATAAGAGATGCAAAAAAGAATGTAATAAAGTATAAATTAATCATATATCTGAATAAAGATAGATTAAAGCTATTATAATTAGCTATTCTATTAATTATAATGTTGTTGTATATTTATTTATACATTTATGTAACTTTTGTATAATTGTTTGCGTTAATGTATTTGAAAATAAATAATAACAATTAAATAAATAAAAGTATGAATGATTTAGAATTAAGAAATGAATTAAAAAATGAGTTTTCAGGTATTCAAGAAATTGAAGAGTATTTAGAGTTGATAAATTATATTAGACTTGAAAACGAGGCGCACGAATTTTTAACACATATTGAAAATGAAACAGATAATTTTTATACAAAGGATGGTAATTATTTGTTTGTGCATTCGGATAATATAGAAGAGTATGCTCTTGAAGTTGCGACAGAATTAATAAATGAAATTTATATCACTGCGGACTTGGAAAAATCTTTTTTATTTAGTTTTATTGATGTTCCTGCTGCGGCTCAATTTCTTATTGATAGTGATGGATACGGGGTTTTACTTGCCGGATATGATCACAATGAAAACAAAATAGGAGACTATTATTATTTTCGTGTAAATTAATCATCTAGTTATTTTATTAAAAGACCTGAGTACAAATGTATTCAGGTCTTTTTTTTATATCTTAGAATTAATATATACATTTATGTAACTTTTGTATAATTGTTGTCGTTATATATGTATTATCAAACAATTAAATAAATAAAAAATGGATTATTATAATTTGCCTTATTATCATATCATTGAAATATCTTTCCTAGGGTGTACAAATTATTTGGGGCCTAGAATTAGAATCAAATCTGAAAGATTTGAACAATCTATAATTATTGACTATTCTCACGAACAAGCAGACATTCGGCATGATGCAATCAAATGGCTGGAAAGTAAAGGATTTGAGATTGTTGGCGCTGGTGAAATTAAAAACGGTTTTGCACTTATGAGCGTAACGTTTGAGCCTTTAAAACCTGTAAAATTTTACGGCAAAGAATTAGCTGATAAACTAGAAAAAAAATAAAAATCCTCCCTCCTATTTAAAGTTAAACCATCTTATTTGAGATGGTTTTTTTTATTGTTTTAAGTCCTCTCTAAACAACGAAATTAAAACCCGGTATCATAAAGGTTTTTTGCTTGCATTCTCTGTATATGCTTTAAAATGCTTCTTTATGTGTCTTTAAAATATAATATACAATTATGTAACTTTTGTATCTTTGTTGTCGTTTATAAATATGTAAGTAAATAAATAACAATTAAATAAACAATTACATGAAATTATTGAAAAATTCAAATTTATTTCTTTTTGGACGTGGAAGAGATGTAAACGGCAATACAATTGTAAAACTTAAATTTAATTTCCCTAATGAAAGAGGTTTTAGTATTCAATTGGGCGGTGGTGCGTTGCAAAACACAGATTATTTATTAAGGGGTTTAAATGATAAAACTTTACCCGAATATCTTGAACTAATGAAAGAAAGTGATTTAAACACATTAAGCAAAGAAATTATTTCTTATATTGAAAAATATGGGTCTAAAAAACAAAAAAGTAAATTAGTTGTTTTGCAGGAAAAGCAAAATAAGTATTTATATGAAAAAGTTATTCAACTTAATTGTGGGTATCGTTGGGATGACGTAGAAACATTTCAAACTGATTCCACCTATTGGATCCAGGATGAGGCAGAAAGAAAAGAAATTAAAAGACTTCCTGCGGAATATAGATTGCTTGGCTCTGTAAGGATAATAAGGCGCAAAACATTGAGATAAAACGCCAAACTAAAATTAAAACCCTGTCCGTATGGATAGGGTTTTTTATTATTTTAAAGCATTTGTAATGAGCGAAATCAAAACCTAGTATAATATCAGGGCATTTTGTTTGCAGTTTCTGTATAGGCTTTAAAATGCTTTTCCGGGCATACTATAAAAATAACCATCAACCAAAATTTTAAAACCCATCTCGTATCTGGATGGTTTTTTTATGCCCAAATTTAAGCCTGTTTAATTGTTTTTAATAGTCCGCAAATAAGTAAACATTTAAGAAACAATTGTATATTTTAGTTCGTTTAATAAGTATTATCAAACAATTAAATATAATAATATGAATATTAAAACACTTTCAGGACATTTAACAGCGAATGACAAGAAATCAATAAAGATACTGTTAAATTTAGGTTTATCGGATGGGAGAAACGGCAAAGGGACATATTTTTTAACTAAGAATGCAGATTTTTATACAGTAAAGAAATGTATAAAAGATAGGGGTTTAATTCCCGTCTCCGGGTCTTCTCTTCGTATTTCTACGTATATTAGTACATTTGTAGTTATTAGATCTAAAAAATACGCCACAAACATTAAAAAAGATATTAATCAAATAGATTTATTCTAATAGTCCGCAAACCAATTTCAAAACCATTCCATCTCTGGAATGGTTTTTTTATGCCCAAAATTGTTCTTAGCAGTCCGCAAATAAGTAAACATTAATACAACTTTTGTATCTTTATTTACGTTTATAAATATGTAAGTAAACAATTAAATAATTAAAAAAATGGGATTACATCTGGACATCAAAAACCTGAAAAGTAGAATTTCTTACAAAGTAAAAAAAGCGTGTACCGCAAGACAAAATCATTTTGATAGCATTGCAAGGGAATTAGGATATGCAGATAGTAATATTGCATACAATCATCTGGGAAAAGCGTTTATTGAAAAAGCAAAAATCAATGCACCTTCAATAAAACTTTAGCAGTCCGCAAAAAACCTTCTCATCTCTGAGAAGGTTTTTTATACATAAATTTATTCTTAGCAGTCCGCAAAATAAAACTATACATTATTGAAACAATTGTATATTTATTTGCGTATATTAATATGTAAGTGAACAATTAAATAATATAATATGCAAAATATTAAAGAATTAGATTCGCAAAAAAAAATGTTAAGTATTGAAGTTGACAAATTAGTAGCAATCAAAAAAAGGCTTTATTCAAATATGGATATAGAAAGTCCTATGAGTATTGATGAAAAAGAATTAAACAAAAAAATTTATCAATTGTATTCTGAAATCTTTCAGATAATAAAACAAAAAAGGAATATTTTAAAAGCAGAAAAAGCAGAAATTAAAGAAATAGTAATGTAGAAAAAAAACAGTATTGTTTATTTTAGCAGTCCGCAAAATAAAGCTGTTTCGGTGGGATTGAAACCCACAAATAAAAAAACCTTCTCATTTCTGAGAAGGTTTTTTTATTTGTATAATCTTGGCTTTTCCTAGCTTCTTTAACTCCATATCTATCTTTGTCCGCTCTGCTCCTAGTGAAATTGCATTGGAATACAATTTCTGGGCAAGTTTTATATTCTCAGCATAGTTCTTGTCTATAATTTCTACTTCCTTGGTGTTTTTATTCTTGTCCGCTATTTTCTTGCTGTATGCAAGTTCATTCAAGTTCTCCTGTATTTTCTTAATTTCAAATTTAAAAACTGATTCTACATTAAGTGCGCTTACTCTTGCACCTGTCAGGTTGGCAAGTATCTCATCATTCAAATTATATTTCCGGTATCCCTCTTCTATCCCGTATATGGCTTTATAGATTTTCTCCGTATCCTTAATAGTTTTGGGAGTGAATGCCGGGATTAGGTGGAATAAAATTTTGGAAGTCTTTGTGCCTGCATCATCATAATTATTATACACTTTCTTACTGCTATTGATGGTTTTGTTCTGAAGTGTTTCAAAAACTTTATTGGCAAGTATCTCTGTTTTCAGGAATGGTGCAAAAATTTCCTTTGCAATCTCCAATGACAATTCCTGTACTCTTTCTTCATCATCCAAATTGCCTCTTAGTCCGGCTCTGAAAACCATTTCCAAGGGCCTGGTTGGATACTGAAAAGCGTTGAATCTACCTATGTCCAAATATCTGTATTCTCCTTTGGTTTGACCAAGTATTAGGATTGTATTGGTCTTACTCCATTCCGGGATGAAACTTCTCAGCTTCTCTTCTTTCTCTTCATCAAAACCGTTTCGCATATTATTCACCAAATAAGCAATTGCGCTTGGGAGTGTGGTTGCTGTCAAAACTCCTGCAAGTCTTTGAACTCCTAGTGTCCGCCTAGATGGTGTTTTTATTTCCTGTATTGCAAGATTTATTGCATTGATATAGTTCCGTATACTTTCGTATGTAAACGAAATGAACGGTGCAATGAATGGGCTTTTTGAAAGTTCCCTTATCCCGGTTGGAATTTCGCTGTAATTGGGTGTTACTTGCTTAATCACCTTGGCTGCCTGCACCTTGGCAAGCTCCTCTATTTCCTGTTTATTTAGGACTGGAAATTCCTTTTTGTAGATTTTAACATACCTTGCCTTTTCATTCTCCCATGCAAGTATTTTTAAAATCAAGTCCTCTTTCTCGTATAGCTTAATAATCTTATTTGGCAGATCAATTGTCAGGTAATTTTTCAGCCTGCTATACTTTTTGGTTTGCTCGTCTAAGATATTGTCAAGCGTATAATCTTGGTAGATATTCATAACTTCCTTGAATACGCTTGCGTCTAAGCCTTCTTTTGCTATTCCGTATCTAAGTAATTCCTTGTAGTATTCCTGAGAAGCAGTTGAATTTTGACTGAATGCAATTCCTAGTTTTTTGATTTTAGAAAAGTCTACGTATCCATTTAAAGTCACATAGCTTATGTTTCCCAACATATTTACTAGGTGTGTCGTGTGCGAAAATACTGTTGTCGCTGTATTTACTTTGTTTGTGGCTTTTACGAACCAAGAAAGTGCCTGTACTGTCAGATTTGTAGATTTGCTTATATCCTCGTTTTTAGAGTAATTACTCATCACTTCTTTCATCTCTGGTGTCATATAGACCTCATTTAAGGGGTCTGTACTATCTGAGGATCCTATCTTTACATAATATTCTCCCTCTGGGGCCTCTTTTAGGTAGCCTTCTTTTAATCCGTTTTCTTTCACGGATACCAGGAATTTATGTTTTTCAATCAGGTTCACCATTTTCACGATTGACTTTGAATAATTAATGAATGGCTCTGTGTATTCTCCCATCAACTGGCGTATCACTAGGGCAATATCTCCCCTATTCTTCAATATATTCAGGTCTTTGCTTCCTAACTTACTTCCTTTTACAATTGCTTCGGGTACATCGTTTGATGGATTAAGTGCAATATTTATGTAGGCGTTTGCTAAATCCTCGCTCGGGTTTAGGTATTTATCTGCCTCGGCTATAATTTTGGCTTTTCTGGTATTATCTACAATCTTGTCGGCTTTCAGTAGCATCCTCTCCCCTTTCTGCTTCAGTTGGGCTTCAATAAATATATAAGCATTCCTTATTAGTCCCGGATTTGTTTGCCTTATTTTATCGGCATAACCTTTTACATCATATATCTTGTATGATCTAGTCAGGTATTTACCAATATTTGATTTTATCTTGTCTTCATTGGCTTTTGATACTATCTCGTTATCTAGTATATCTTTAGACAGCGCATCAACTTGGCTTCGCATTTTCTGTGCTACTGGAATAAGTTTAGCGAATGATAGCGTATCTGTCTCCCCTGTCAGGAATGATTGCAATTCACTCATCAACTTTGATTTACTGGGGCCGTCTACGATTTTCTGTGCTTCCGCAATTGATAGGTCGCTTTCGCCTAGGATTGTGTTGCTTGATCGAATTATTATTTCTAGTTTTAAAATTTGTGCTTTTGCCTGTGCTAAATTGGCTTTAGCTATGTCATAAGCTAGTTTAGCATCCTCGATCAACTTATTGGATTCATTAAGAATTTCATCTCTGGTTTCGTCTGTTATTTTTTTATTCTCCTTCAGTATCCTTCCTATCTCTTTCTGCTTTGCCTTTTTTTCTTCTACCAATAGGTCGTTTGTATTATACTTTGATAGCAGTCCACGGTAAGCATCTGTCATTTGTGGCATATTTAGCAACCATTCTTTTGCTGTCTGTCCGGGTTTCCTTTTTGCGAAACCTGTAATTGTGGTTGCAATCGTTTCCATTTCTTGAAGAATTTTGCCGTTTTCTTTGGCTGCGTTCCTATATCTTACTAGATTCACTTCCTTTGTTAGGGATTTTAATCTGGTTTGATTCGTGTTGAATACTGGATTTTGGCTTATCAAGGCTGCCACCATTTTTGCTAGGATATTAGGGTTTCTTTTTCTTACGTCCTCCCTCCTATCAGCCTTTATGTTTTCTATTTCAATCGTTAATGTTGCTATATCGTTGATATATGATTGATACAATGCTTCAGACTGTTCAAACTCTTTTTGTAGATTTAGCAACCTCTCCGCTTTCTTGAAAAGTATCATATCCTCAGCCTTGTCGTCTGGGATTTCTTTGATTGTTTTTTCAAAAAGCCTTCTTGTATAGTCAAGTTCCTGTAATTCCACATTGATATTCCTTTGCATCTGCCTGTTAAGTTCAAACACATTCGGATTCAATATACCGGATCCGATTACTCCCCTCTTGGAAAAAAGTGGTGCAACATATTTTTTATAGAATTGCGTATTTAATAGCCATTGCACCTGCTTTGAATTGAATCCAATCCCATTCAGGTATATTTCTTCTTGGTTGTTTACCTTGTCTACTTTTTTCTTCTTACTACTTGTGTTATAGAAAGTTTTGATGTATGATTTTAACTTCTCTGCTTGCTCTTCAGATAAATTATTATCCTCCGCAAAATCGTTCACCTTCTCTTCTATGATTATATCATTCACCTTGGTTTCGTTGGCAAGCGAATAAAACCCGGATTTCTCCATCTCGGCAAGAAAATTTGCACTCTCCTTATCGAAATTTATCTTGGCTGCAGCTTTTATCATTGAATCCGTGTTCTCTGGTTCTTCCAGCAACTTTTCAAATTCCTTTTCTAGTGCTAGGATTTCTTCTTCGGAGAAAATTTCTTCCGTGCCTTGTTTTGGCTCTTCTGTTTTTTCTTCCTCTGGAAGCTCTTGTGTTTCCTGAACGGTGTTTTCGGGAACATATTCTACTTGGTTTTGAGCGCCATCTTGGCCATCAGGGATAATAGTTTCCTGAGATTCTGCAAGTTCCCCTTGGCTTGTTTCGGTGGTGTTTGATTCGCTTTCATTTATTTGATTTTTTAAATTACTTAAATTGTTTACTATTTTACTAATTACTGCTTTATCGTAATTTAGGCTATTGAATATCTGCCTTATCTTCTCTGTCCCTAGAAGCTGGCCTATCTCGAAAATTGAATCCTCGTCTAGGTTTCCGTTTTCGTCTGTATTCTGTTCTATGATTTCGATTAGTTCTGGAAACTTCTTGAATATATTTTCCAGTTCTTTTACAGTCAGTTTGTCTGTGAATTTTTGAAATTCTAGGTATTCTCCTTCGATTTCCGATACCACATTGTCGGCTTCTTTGGTTGTTAAATCTTTTCCCGTTATTCTTTGATACTCGTTTTTTAATTCCTGTATTTCTGAATCGTTTTTTTTGCCTATAAATCCTTTCTCTTCATTATCAATAAAATCCACAATGTCTTGTGGTGTTACTTCTTGGCTGTTATTTATTTTCTCGGTGGCGTTTATTTCCATCGCAAGCCTATCTATTGGCATACCCTTGGCAGAAAAATATTTCAGGAATTTTGTGTTACCTCTGCCCATGGTGTTTGCTTGTCCTGCCATTCCTTTGTAGTCCTTCAGTTTGATTTTCCATCTTAAAAGATACTGCCTAATCAAGTCGTCCTTGTAATCAGGCTGGCTTTGTTCCTCCAAGTCCTTAAACCTGTTAACGATTAGCATTTTTGCTGCCTGAACTTGTTCTGGGGTACTATCTTTTGATACGCTACTTGTGATTTCTGGGATATTCCTAATCTCCTCGAATTCGGGGGAATTAGAAATATCGCTTTCTAGTATCGCTGTTTCCTTCTTTACTGGCTTTGCTGTATCTCTTTGCGGTTTATTGACCAATTCTATTGGCAGGCCTGGATCCGTAGCCTGTACTATTGTTTCTTGTGCGCCTTCTCTTATTGTTGCCGTATTGTCTGGTATCTCTGTGTTTTGTTGTTCTGGTATCTCTGTTGTTTCCTGAACGGTGGTGTTTTGTGTGTCAATTGTATTTGTTTCCGTGGTGTTCACGACACTTATGTCGTTAACATTTTCTGGCTCTGCTAAGACTTCTTCTCTGGCACTTACTTGTTCTGGACTTGTCTGGGTATAGCTTGGCTTGTAGCTAGAAACATTTTCCGAAAATTTTATGTCAAATACCTTTTGAATATCCTCATTAATCTTTGTCAGTTGTTCTTTAGCCTGTGTCTGTACTTGTTCAATTGCATCTGGGTTGTTGGCAATTGATTCAAAGTGAATTTTTTCCGCAATCAGGTTTACAATTTCTTGTTTCTGTCCCTCGGGTAGGGTAGGAGGGAGGCTTTCTAGTTTCTTGGCTAGAATGGGTATTGTTGTATTGAGTGCATCAAATCTCACTTGGGATATTTGATTTGTATCTAGCATATTTCTCAATATTGGTTCAAAGGTATTCCAATCCCTTGCGGCACTATACAACGCACTTTTTTCTAGCATATTCTGGGAACTTCGGATGGTTCTAGCACCCATTGTAGCTATTGGAAGTGTTGCTAGGTTGGTAAGGATTAAGGTTTCTTTTACCTTATCAAGACTTATTTCCTCATCTAGTTTTCCGCCTGTCAGGGAATTGGTGGTGGCGTTGCCTAGGCTGGTTACGAATAATTCGGAGATGGCTTGCATATTCTCTTCTGAAAGTTCTTTACCTATACCTTTCAAGGATTCTTTGATTGCTGTATTTGTGTTCACACCTTTTATAACCATTCTTGAATAATTCTTGGTGGCTGTGATAATATCTTCTGGCTTGAATACTAGCTTGTTTGGGCTTATATTTTCTAGCATTCCTAGTGCTAGCCCCATTCCTAGTCCGTATCGGCTGGCTTCGGTTTCATTCAATCCACTTGATTTTGCCATTTCCCTGAGATCATTGTACTGCATCACAAATCCTGCGCTTGTTAGACCTCCGAAATTGGCAACTTTCTGGCTTAACCCTAAAAACTTGAATCCATTACTTATATATCCTGCACCTCCCACAACTGCAAGTGTTCCTGTCAGGGCTTGGGCTGTTTTATCAATCAGGTTTTCTGCGGAAATATCTGAGAAATTCCCCTTCCTTATCTCTGGCTTATCCTCGGATGCCTTGTATTTGTCTATCACAATTTTCTGGGTGGCCTTATCAACCTGGTAGCCTTTCGTATCACGTACATCTGTAATCACTCCTTTTTCATCAAAATACAATTGGTAGTCTGTATTATCCACTTGGAAATCTGAAAGATTATTTAACAAGTTCCTTTGTAGCTTGGTAGGGGAGGGGTACGCAAATTTCACGGCATTGTCTAGGTATTCTCCAAATGTATTAGAGAAGTTGTCTAGTACATTATATGCACCTCCTGAAGCATTTTTAATTGTGGTCGGCAAAGCTGTGATTCCCTTTAGTGTGGGTGCTACTACGGTGTTCACAAATGTTTTTGCAATATACTGTGGTGTCCCTATCTCGGTACTGAATACGTTGGGTATCCCTCCAATCTTTGATAGTACATCTATCCCTGTCTGGAACAGTTCTGCCTCTTTTTGTTTTTTCTCTTGGTCTGGGAAATTTTTAAGAAATTCCTGTGAATATTGGTCTAGGTATTTGGTTTTTTGATTAAATTCTTCAAACTCTTTATCGGTATTGATTAAATTCTCATTCTGTTTTACAAGTTCTGTATTAAACTCCTTGGTTTTGTTTTCATAATTGAATTGTAAGGCATTGATATATTTAGCTTGTTCCTGCAAACTTGTCTGCAAGTCTGCAGTGGGATTGTCTTGGTAGTTTTTATACCTAAAATTAAATTCATTTATTTGGTCGTTCAAATCCGATTTTATCTTGTTTACCTCGGTTTGACCTCTTCTAAGGATATTAAGATCTGCTTGCCTATTTTCTAGTGCTAGTCCTTCCTCTTCCAGATATTTGGAATACATATCAAGTCCTTTTTTTTGGAGATCGAATTTTTTACCTGTTTCGTCTCCTAGATAATCATACTTGTTTTGAATATCCGTGCTACCTGCATCCTGCAATGCAATTTTTTCAAAGAACTCTCCCGTGGGTACTTTTTGCGTTTCTGCTGTGATAGGCAGGTTTTTTGTCATTTTGAATTCCTCTGGTTGGAAGAATTCTTGCTCTATCGCTTTTATGTTTTGATTCTGCGCCTGTTTTGTGGTGTTCTGAATTAATTCATTTGCTTTTCTTTCTTGATACATCTTCTCGTAGGCTTGCCCTTGTCCTTGGTTTGCATAAGGATTGACATTCAGGTTATCTCCTACGGATGCAAGTTTATCAAATACGGATGCCTCGTTTGCTTCCCCTGTGGTGCTTTCTATATTTGCATCTTGCAAATCTACATTGCTAAAATACTTATCGTATTCGTTTGTCTGGGTATTGTTTGGGGCCTGGGTAATTACCTTATCTACCTGCGTGCTTATAAAACTCTTTTCTTCCTGCTTTTTTTCCTGTGATTTTATCTCCGCAAGAATTTCATTGTGGAAAGTGGCAAAATCTGGTAGACCTTTATAGGCTTCATTCAGGTCTGCGTATATAGTTTCGGCGGCAGCCTTGTCCTGTATTTTCTGTTCAAATTGTTGGAATGTAGCTTGAAGTCCTAATTTTATTAGTTTTTCGTATGCTTTTTTTAGTTTTGGCTTTGGGTCTTCCATATTTAATAGTCTTCTCTTTCGTCTACAACATTATTTTCTTTTTCTGTTCGGAATAGGTCTTGTGATTTAACCTTGTTTCTCTCTACGCCTTTCTGCTCTATGGTCTGCACCTTGCCTTCGTTCTTAATGGCTTTGTCGGATACCACACTTTGGCCTTCCTCGTACAAGCCTTGCAAGTCTGTTAGTGACGGGAAGTTTTTCGGATCAATTTGCTGGTAGATACTGGCAAAAGTATTGTATGCACTTCTGTCATAAGTCTGACCAACCTGCCCCAATGGCAATACTTTTTCAATATCCTCGTATGACACTTCGCCTGTTGTTGCGTCCTTTACTTCTTTTCTAACGGTAAACCTTGCTACTCGGATTGGCTCTTCTGAATCTCCAAGTAGATTTAGTTTGTTCCCGAATACTGTGATTGTTCCGCCTGAAATATCGGAATAGGGGATGGTTTCAATTTTTACTCCTTTTAAAAATCCCTGCTCTCCATCTAGCGTTACAACTGTACCAGATTTGGATGCTGCATTTATCATTCCATTGAGCATATTTTGTTCTCCATCCAAGGTCTGGGCAATTATTCTATCACCTAGCTTGGCTTTATCTTTTTGCTGTGTTGCTCCGTATCTCGCCATCAGGAAGGGGTCTCTTGTAGTTGTGCCTGTTTGGGTTATCTCTTCTGTTTTCTCGGATCCTGTTTGAAGTGTGCCAATTTGTTCTTTGGCAAGTTGTCTTTGCATATTAACTCTTCCTCCTTTTTCGGCGGCAAGTTTACTGATTACTTCTGGTAGCTTTATGGGATCGCTTTCTAATTCCAAGGCTTTATCTGTAAGTATTTTATCAACTCTTTTTTCCAAGTATATTTTGTATCGTGGATTTAGCATAAAAAAATCAATATGTCGGTCATCAACTCCGGGTATATAGTTCCCATTATCATCCTTGGTCATAAATCGGAATTTTATTTCTCCATCTGACGTTTTCTTGTACATACTTCCTCCATAGTCTCCTTCTATCAGGGTATTTATGGTTTTTTTGTCTGCACTAATCGTGCCTTCAAAGTTTTTGGCTGTGGTCGCCAAAAATTCATCTGTAAGGAAGTATTTATCGCTATCCTTGTCTGGCTGGTTGTTTAGGTTTAAGTTTTCTAGGGAACTTTCGTACACCCATTTTTTATAATCCGCACTATAAAGCAGGTTGTTTGCAAATTCATCCTGGCTTGGATTCCAAGCTAGGTTTTCAGTAACTCTTCCTTTAAGGTCTTTTGATTTTAAATTCAAGGTTTGAAACCTAGATATTTTACCCATAAATTCTTCGTCTTTCTGGATATTGATACCTTGTTTTATCTTGTTGATACCTTCAGTCTTGATTCCTGCAAGCATATCACTTAATTCTTTTTCGTGGTTGAAAAAAAACTCTTCTGGTTTCAAGTTTAAAATAGCCTGGTTCTCTTTCTCGATCTTGGCTTTTGCCAAATCATCCGCAATGTCTTTTTTTACTAATGAATCCCTTCTCGCATTCACTACTTGAAAGAAAGAAGGTGTGTCATTTCGGAATATCTGTGCAAGTCCAGCTTGACCACCTACTCCTGCATATCCGCCATAACTAAGGTCTCTAGGGTTTTCCATATAATTATATCTATTTTAAAAAACAAACAAATATAGTATTATTTTGGAAATAAAAAAAGCAACCTTGCTTGGTTGCTTTTTAAACTTGCGTAAGTACGGATGTTATGGGAAATGTTTTTAAAAATTCCCACCGCACCGCTACGGATTAGATTTTTCGTTAGCAATAATTGCTGCATACATCCCAAGTTTAGTAATGGCAATCATCAAATCTTCGCCACTCCACTTGCTCATAAAACTTAGCATTACTCTTTCGGCAGCAATCATTCCTAAGTAAAAATCCTTACTTTGCTCTTTAGTAAATCTTTCCGATGTGTCCCAATTTCCTGTGCCACATAAAGCAACTGTTCTTTTTAAGTATTCATCTGTTGCTGCTTCGTCAAACATTTGTCCTTTTTCCATTTTTTTAATGATTGAATGATTTGCCCCAGTTAATTTTTAAAAACACATCCCATAACAAGGGCTTAAATGAAATGTGCCTATGAAGTGTATCTGTAAATTTGAACAGTTTAGCAAGGCACACTTCATTAAGCCCCGAACCGTTAGTGGCAATACTCCGAAGCCCTACGAACAGCAACATCGTAATATTGTTTTTCCTTTTCTATTCCAATTGATTTCCTATTTAATTTGACACAAGCCAAAGTGTTGAAAAAATAATATTTTTTTTGTATCTATATTCTGTTTCAACGTAGGAGAATTTATCTCCTTCAGAACCGTATGGGCTTTTTTCAGAAGGTACGTTTTTAGTGGTTACTTTTATATCCCCTGCTATCCCTGCTTTGATTGCTTCTTTTTTGAACTGTTTTATAATACGTTCAAAAAACCCTTTATTCATCGCCCTATATGGCGTTTCACGATAATATTCGGTTAAATCTAAGTCATCGAATGTTTTCCAATTATGATTTTTTGTTTGCATTTTTATATTTATTTAGATGTTGTTTACAATCAATTCAGCTACTTGTTTTGGTTCAAGCCCTTTAAAGGAGAAGGAAATAGCTTTTCCGTTCTTAATACCTTCGCTTTCCCTTGCCTCAACTACCGTCACTTTTCCTGTGCAAAAAATTGAAAGTCCTTGCTTCTCAATTAATGCTTTAAGCCAATCAAGTAGTTCTTGTTGCTCTGCGTTGATAACGGATGTAAAGCTACAAAAGTTGTATTATTAAAGCAAAATAATTTTTACCAATTAGAATATTCTTTCCACCTACGGAATTTTTTAGGATTCCACTCACGCCTTAGTAGGTATATCTCATTCATCGCTTTTGTGGCACAATAAGCCAAATCAAATATCGGCTTCTGTGCTTTTACACTTTCCTCGTAGTTTAAATCTGCAAAAAATATCCTGCCATTGTATCTGCACCATCCAGAAACCATCGGGCAGTCATTCATCCAGTAGGGGAGAGGTTTGTTCTTCATTTTGGTAGGGCTTTATTGCTTCGTAAAATTCAGCCCAAGAATTAAGCTCTTTTAGGGCTACATTTTTCATCTTTAATATATTTACACTATTTTGCGTGTATATGGCAAAATTCATTTCTGACGGGTGAATTGCGCACACAAAAAATGAATTGCCTATATTAAAAAATCTTTGTAATATACAAACTATTGTAAAATGAAACTCGAAGGTTGGTTCTACTAATAAAAGAAGTTCTAATCCTCGCCTGTATTCAACCTGAGAGATTAATAATGATATTCCTAGCTCTTCTGATTGTTTTACTCTCAAAAGATTAATTATTTCTTCTTCGTATTCATTCATTATTATCCATTTGTTTACTGTGTGTAAATAAAGTCCAAAGACACAAGTTTAACCCTATTGCTTGCCAGTAGTCTATCTGGCCTAGCCTGAAAATATCAGGCATAAGCCAGTTCCAAAGGATGAGTATAAAAAGTGCATTAAGCAAGTGTTTTATCAAGGCTGTAATTAACATTTCAGCAAAATTCATAAATTTAGTTGTTTAAGTGTTGATTATCAAAGATTGAGTAAGTCTATAAGTCCCTGGTTTGCGTATGTATAAGCAGATATAAGATCTTTCATTTCTTCCTCGTTATGGCATTTCACAATATGAATAGCTATTACCCTGCGATATTGGGTTAGTTTTAAAATATTTTTAACTAGGCTGGCTTCATCTACCTTGATCGTAGATTTTTGTATTTTTGATAATCTTCTACTGTTTGTGTTGTCTTTGACATTCATTTAGTTGTTTAGGTAAATTTGTCGGATTGTGTCTATCTCGTCCTCATTAAGGACTTTAAACGCTATTTTAAGTTCTTCTGTTTGGGGCCTTTCTTCGTCATAGAATTTAAACCAATCTTTGATAAGAGTAATGGCTGACCTTTTTAGCTTCGGATACAAATCTTTCCTTAGATTTTCTTTTTCCTTGTAGCTGTTTACCGTATTCATTAATGCAGAATATTCCTTGCCAGTGGCTGTTTTGGATAATTCTTTCATCTCTTTTTTTATTCCTACAGCCAAGGGAACATCGCTTACCACTATTTTAGCGGGAGACCTTTTTACCTTCTTTTTCTTTAGCCTGCATATCCGGCACATTGCTTCATCATCTGGCTTCTGGGGCTTACATTTGCCTCCACAGTTAGTGCAAATTTCTATTCTCATTTAGTTATTGTATTTTGGTTTAAATAATCCCTGCACAGAATCCTATGCAGGGTTACAATCTATCTATTCTACTACTTTACTTATACTTTACTTATTAAAAAGGCATTAATTGTTTTAATTCCCTGGCAAATTCATCTGCTGTTTTACCATCTCTAAAGGCCTCCGATATGATGGTATTCACAAACACAGCCGTTATTTTGTTCACTTCTTCGTTGAACTTTTTTGCCAGGGGCAAGTTTTTCTCCTCATCGGATAGTGTTACAAGAAATAGATTTTTCTTACTCATTGAGTTTGCGTATTGTGCAACCTCGCTGGATTTAAGATATATTTCTTCTAATTCTTTATGCGAAAACTCTGTTGCAAGAATCTTCTTAGTTACATTCTTGCACTCGTTGAATGCAATCAGCATTCCTTCTACGATTCCTCTAAACTGCGGATGTTCCGGGTTCACGCCTATTGAATCTAGGGTTTTTTGCCCTATACGGAATTGCTTTGATATTGCTTTTTTTTCTTGTCCCATTTGTTTATTCTGTGTTTATTTTACTTTTTTTTGTTTTGCTTTGTCAATAAATCTATTCCAGTCAAAGCAAATTTAAGGTTTCCATTAGTTTATTTATTTAGTATACAATATTAACACAAATGTATAATTAATATTCTTAAAAACAAATAAAATAATTTATTTTTTTCAGAAGGGTAGGAGAGGGGCAAAAAAAAGAGGTGGATAAAACCCTCCTCTTTTCACTACAACTAAATAAATAATACAAATAATACGAACAAATAAAAACAGAGACTAATTTAGTCCCTGTTTTAAATCATCCAATATAAATAAACCTATGCAAATATAACCATTTTATTATGAATCACAATTCCTATTTCATTTTTTTGGTTCGTCTCATCTTAGGCAGTAAATCTATATCCGTCTGCTCCGTGGCTTGTTCGGTGTTTGGCTGCCCTTGTTGCAATTGCAACATCTTATTCATCATTTCCAATTTTTGATCGTTTCCGCCTACTCCTGAGTAGAATTTATCGGGCAGATTTTGTGCCACATTACTTATAGATCCCTGTATCCCTTGGAAAAGATTCTGCAATCCTGCTCCCTGCAATGCACTCTTGGTTGCACTTGCTTCATTCTCTGCCTGTTGTTTAGCACCTGCAAGTTGCTGGACTGAATTTTGAAACCTATCAACATTCTGCAATCTGAATTGCTGGGCCTGGGAATTCAGTCCCTCGAATGAATCATTGGTATTCTTATTAACGGACGATAATGCGGCAAGTTTATTATTCAGCCCGGATCCCGTTTCTTGAATCGCCTCGGCTGTCTGGGCCGCATTACTTCGGATACTCGTTTCCGCCTGTGTCTGTCCGGGTGTTTTATCCGCTTTCATCAGGTTTCGGGATAAATCCACGTTATCCACAAAGCCTTGGTCTACTTTCCTTGGTTTTACTTTTTTGGCTTTTGCAAGTTGGGCAATCCCTGATACTCCCTGGACTAGACTTGAAGCACCCCCTAATATTCCTAGCAATGGTAATGCCATATTCTTATTAATTTGTATGGCCTCCGCTGTACGAATAGCCAATATTTGTGTAATATAATTCTACTTTTTCTGTATTTGTGTTATTCACAAGCCTTATTCTTAGCCAGATACTTTTCAATTCATCCCCTCGGAATATCGCATTGGTAACATTTGGCGTATTTTGATCCCTAAGAAACTGCGCATAGTGTTTGCCTTCCTTTGAAACGAAATCCGCTAAGGTAAGGTTGCTGGATTGTAAATTTTCATTCAAAATCTGTATTGCTTGCCATAAATGGCTGGATTCCACTACGAGGTTCTGCCAGTTTTTGACCACTCCCGGGTTTTGAAAACCTGTGATGAATTCTATCTCGGAATTATACTGGATTCCGAAAAAATTATTGAATAGTGCATTTGAATTCTGTAGCCAAAGATTTGCGTTCTCGTCAAATATCACAAAGTTATTGTTCACATTCTGGTAGGCAGTCTTTCCAAAAAAACTATATGGTGGTAACCATCCGTTTCTTTTTTCGCTGTACCCATAGCATACATCGCCAAAATCAATGTAATACCTCTTTGATGCCGGATCCACAAAACCCTTCACCACCACATTTGCATTTGCTATCTCCTTACTTTTCTGCGTAAAGTATTTCTGCATTTTGTAATCGCTTATCACGGTTATTCCGTCCTGTGCGTATTTCAATACTGCTCCCTTTGTTACATCGTACCAATAAATATTATTATCCATTTCCACGGCACTTTCTGGATGCTTAGTGCCGTAATTACCCCTTAATTCATTACTGCCCCCTAGAACCTTATCCGATATGGATACCACACTTTGCCCTGCTAAATCGCTTAATACATTTTGTTCTATATATACGCTTATAGCTGTTTTCTCCTGTAATATCAGTAGTATATCATTGTTCTTTATAAGCCTATTTATTTCCCCATTTTCCACAGGGAATATATTTTCGTTTAATCCCTCGAAACTACTTAACCCATTAATTTGTGTATTCTGTACAAATTTATTTGAAAATCTTACCGCACTTCTTTTAATTTCTGTTTTGGCTTCTCCTACCACACTATTAGGCCTTCCTGTGTTTGTTGTCCATATCCCCCTTTGCAAAAACTCAAAGAAAAATCCACCAAAACTGCTTACGCTTTGACCGAACAGAGACCAATACGGTTTACATCTCCTTCTCTCGAATGCCTGATCTGTATCCCATCTGCTTGTTGTTAATCCAGATCCAATATCATATCCGAAATAACTATTAAACTGTAAATTTCCACAAAACATTGTCTCGCCTTGCTGTATCACTCCACTAGCTGTTCCGTGGCTTCTGCTAGGAGTTTTTGGATTTAGAATAGAGTAGACTTTTCCTATTTCGTAATAGAAGAAATTAGTATCTACTATTTTCCTAGGTCTATATACTTCTGCCTGTATATGGAAGTCTCTGGCAATACTCGCTGCGTTGTCGAAATCAATATACACGCCTCCCCAAAAATTCCCATTGGTGCTAACTGCCACTCTTTTGCCTCTTTGCTCTATTATTTCCTTGTCTATGAAATTAATATCGGTGGTAGTCCCAATATTCCCACCATTTTTCACAACAAGTCTTATTCTGTCCCCTATCTCAAAAACATATCCATCCTCTACTGTGAACCACACTTCCTGTGCGCTGGCACAAGCCGCTGCATCTGAAAACAATGCTATATTTGGCGTTGTTCTGCTGGTGGTACTTTCATCTGTGAACCCAAGTATATACCAAGTAAATCTATTTTCTTCGGAAGTCCTGAAAAACTGTACCCTCCAAAAGTAGTCGTATGTTTGATTCTCTGTCGCCACTATCTGGTAGGTAGTAGCCCAATCAGGTGGCTGGTGGTTGATGGTGAAACCGATATTTGCAAGTCTACTTGAATACACCTTTGTTTCTCCTGAAACTACGTAACTTGTTTCTGTGATTCCCGGGGAAGTTAAACTAAAGGCTGGTCTTGTGCTTGCTATTTTTTCCCCTTGGTGTGGCACATATACATTCATAGCCTCGTTAGTGTTTACCCCTCCACTTCGCCCGTATTCATCATAATATACTATCCCGTATGATATTTTACTTCCTCTTTTTATAAATGTACACACCTTTTCGTTTACTCCTACGCTTGAAAATTCCTGAGTTGCAGGATCAATTGCCAAGAAATTGACTACTAGGCTTACATTTGGCTCTATATTTGGGTATCCTTCAGTATTATTTCCAAGAAATAGCCTGCCGGAATGCCCTTCTAGTGTCTTGGATAATAATGGAATTGCATCAAAAAGTTTTACGGTCTCTGCACTAGATATGCCCTGCAATGCCTTGTCGTTCCAAAAATCTATCTCGAAATTTGGAACATATTTATATCTTGAATACAAGTTGAATGTACCTGTATTGGTCGTTCTTACAAGTAATTCTATGTATTTTATTTCACTTGAATAATATACTGCATTATCTTTATTGGCTGTTTCTTCGTATAAATCTAATTTTATGAAGATAGTGGCTAAATGAGGCTCTGTAAACGTTGAATAAGGACTAACTGCACTTTTTTCATCATCGAAAAATACGTACCTGTACGCAAATTGAAATGAGTTCTTAGCTAGTTCCTTTCCTTTATTGTTTGGATTTATATCGAATGTGCTATATATATTGATGGGGAATACAGGTGTCGGCCTTGCCAAATTGAATTGAAATTCCAAATAAGGTTGCAAATAGTAGTTTTCGCATACGATTGAATAGTTTATCGTATCACTCCCTATATTACTTATATTAACTGATTGGTATCCTGCCACATCTCCCACTAGCAATATGTAGTCATCCACTATGCTTGCTGTAAGTTGCCCTGCAAAACTAGCATTAAAAGCATCTCTGTAACTTATAAGGCTTGCATTGTCAAATCCCCAAGTTCCTGCAAATACATTGGTGGCAGCTACTCGGAGTGTTAAGCCTGTGGCAGCCACTTGGCTAAAACTATTAAATCCGGGTGGCACTACTGTCACACCGTATTTCTTTGTAAAATAAATCCTATATCTTATTCTTTGCGTGTTGTCTAGTTTTCCTAGATTAATTCTTCTCTGCGGATTCAGATTGTCCGTAAAGCACAATATCTTATCAAAAAGTGCTATCCCCGTAATCCTGAAATTCGTGTTGAATTTTAGGAATGCACCTTGTAAGACAAGTAGTATATTGCCTGTTTCATAGAAGTACCTAAAAATAGAATGGTTATTTCCTGAGTTATGCACAAAATAAATTACCGAATTATTTACCCGGTCTCTGTACGTACCTATCACAGTATTTGTTCCGATTGGCAGGTTCGGGTTGGACACGATTGTATTACCCTTCATATTGGTAAGTATCTGCCCTGTGCCTGTAAGTATATTGCCATCATCAAGATTCAGGCCTCCTGTCATATCCCCGGATTGCAGAAACCTTTCCTCATCATCGGTATTTAGTCTGAAAAAAATATGTTTTTGATACTCCTTCATTATTTAACTTTCACAATTACTTTACCAAAATACCTCACAGATATATTGTACACGTCTTTTGCAGTCATCTTATTAAACCTTCCCCTTGCCATTTTCCTAGCATCATTATATTTTTTTTCGTATTTATCTGATAGTCTCATCATTAATGGATTGTGCAATGCGTATTCAGATTTAATGCGCCACAAAATCATTTGTTCGGCTTGCACAGGTATCATCGTTTCTCCTGCTAGTTGGTAGGGAGTTGCCAAATATCGCAAATACACGTCCTGCAAATCTACGTCTGGTGAAAACCGAATGGTCGCTTCCTTGTCTTGGTACTTAAAATACCTTGTGTCTCCATTGGTGCAACAAGTATCTAGCTTTATATTCTCTACATTTATTGGTGGATCCTCTGTCGTGTCTGGTTCTTGTATTACGCCACATTCGGAGTTGTGTATAAAACTGATTACCCCGTTCTGTATGTACCCAACTTTTATCCAAGTCATAAAATCAGGCGGAACTTGGATGGTTCTGTTGTCCCTCATTGGGATTGATACATCATCTATATTACCTTTGATATCTAAGTTCAAATCCTGCACTCCGTAATAAGCATAATTCAAGAACTTGAAATAGTTGTGCATACTATCCCCATCGAAGTCTAAAAGTGCCTTCCTCACTATTGAATCTAATGTTACGAATGCAGCGCTTGGATGTCCTGTGTCGCTCTGTGATTTTGTAATACTCATAGTTAATAGTGTATGTAATAGTATACAGGCATATTTTTAGGCCTGGTTTCGGATTCTCCAAATTCCTTGCATTCGTGGGAATGCGCTGGAATTTCAATATCGAATTCAATCTTTTTTTCTTCGATTGGTTCAATACTGATACTAGGAGTGAAACTTATTTCATCTAGGGATAAAGATAATTCATTTCCTTTTATTTCCCTAACTACCAAGTCTAATTTTGTATCTATGGCTTGTAAATATATTTCGTGGGTATGTTCTCCCGTATCGCTGGTATCTACCGAAAATTTGAATTCATCCTTGTACTCGTGTAACTTATTCACCTTGTCGGCTTCCTGCATAGTGTATGCTCTTCTTTCTCCGAAACCGTCTGGTATCATCTCCGATTTAAGGTTTGTTTCTTTGTAGTTCGTGGAATGGTTTCTTTCAAGTTCTATGTATGCCGTATGGGTATGCGCTCCTGCTTCCTTGGTTTGCCCTGTAAACTCGATCTTAGATATATTTGCTTTTTCTACCTCGAACCTTAAATCAGGCATTCTAACTTTGCCTTCAGGTCGTACTGGATTTATCTTTATTTCGCTATGGAAATCTTGCTTCGGGATAACTATCTCTATGCCTATTTTTTCGGCTTCCTGCCCTGTTATTTCGTGCGTGTGTTCTTTTACCGTGTCTTCTTCTGGTTCGGAAAACTTTCTTTTCCCTGTGTTGCCTCGCAAAAACATACCTGTATAATTAGGCGTTCTTTCTGAATTAAGGAAAGAAATAAGTCCTTTTGCTTTTTCGGGTATTGCTTTCCCATCGCAAAGCAGTAGTCGGTTTGAGTTTAAAAAATCCTTGTCTGGTTTTACTGGGTATATTTCTATACTGCCTACTTTATTGCCTTTCTCAAACAGATAAAATATCGTATCAATCAAACATTTAGATTCCATTTCTCCTATTTTCTTATTCAGGAGTTCGGTAAGGGATTCTATATTTTGCCTATTGTCATGCATATATTAAGAGATTTCATCCACTGCCTTGTCTTGCGTAACATTTAAAAATGGAGCTCTCAGTCTCAATATTTCTGCCACTATCCTTTTTTCCATATCTGCACTCACGGCAAGTTCATCCCCTATGCCTATATCCTGGCTGTCTGGCACAAGTCTTACAAGCAATGGTTTTGGCATAAGTGATGGGTCATTATTGGAATAGAGTTTGTTGACATTCCCTGTGAAATATATTCTCTTGCCTTCTGGATAGTACCCACATTTATTTTCTAGGTATCCTGCTTCAAGCCCTCCTCCTAATTCATTGTGTCCGTTGTACATTGGTATAAAAGATTCTCTGATTTCATCCCTTGGTCTTATGGATAATATACCCTTATCCATCGGGAATTTTATAGGCCTAGCAGGGAGAAGTATATATCTCCTGCCGTTGTCGGTGAGGAGTGCGAAATTACCATAGGTTTTTATATACTCACCTGGTATCATCTGTATTCCTTTTGCCTCGTTTTGCAGGTACTCGTCTACAATCATTTCAGACCTTAGTTGGTCTATATCATTTGCTATCTCTCTTTCATCTATCTTAAAGTCCTTTGTTCGGTCTCCTGCTGCTAGAATCCTAAGTATCTTGGATGATATTTTAAGTTTTGTTGTCATTAATTGTTCCTTTCCTCCTGAGTTGCAAGTCCGTACATTTCCCCATCTTTCAACTGCATTCCTGCAAGTTTAAGGGTTTTCATTAGCAAATCATTGTGCGTACTTTCTACCATATCTATCTGTACGCTTCCTGTTGGATTATACACAGGTCTATCAGAAACTACCGTATAATTCCACTTAGGCTTTAATGGCTTACGCAGGTAAGTAATATCTATACTTGTGATTGTGTTTGGTGCTACATTAATAAGATTTTCAAACTGTAATGCAATTGGATAGTCTTCTGAAACTTCCAACAACTGATCCTGCAATCTCATTGTCCAAGCCCCATTATCTATGATTTCCACATTGGTTCTATTGGCGGATGGATTTATATCAAAACTTCTTCCCTGTGGCAAATGAATTTCAAGCAGATAGAAATAATCAACTGGAAGAGTTGCTACCCCTGCTGTTACTGTTAAAGTACTTGGTGTTTCCAAGGTACTTAAATCATCCTTTACTCTTTGGCTAATTGAATACCCGTTATTTGTTACGCCTTTGCCTATGGCATATTTTTCAGGACTTCCTACCCGGCTTGTGGCAAATTGCCATAATACCATTTCAAGGTAGTTATCTATTTCCTCTGGGGAAATATAACCACCTAACGGCTTATTAAACAACTGTCTGAATTTTGTATGAAAATCGTCAATACCCATCTACTCTTTGTTATCGGTGTTGTTTTTTCTCAAAGATTCTATATACTCATCGTGCTTTACGATTTTGAAGTTACTCGTGTATGCCTTCATTATCTGAAGCATTTCGGATCCGAATGGCACACTTAATCCAACTATGCAGACATACCACATATTGGCTTTGAAATTTTCATCAAACTTCATTTCAGTCATCGCTTCGGAAAAGCCTATAACTAGGTACGGTAGCATTATAAAAAATGAAAGTACGATTTTATATTTATTAAACATTGCGTTTATTTTTGCCATTTATTTTTATTTTCTGTTTTTATAATACCAACTTGATTTTATTATTTTTTTATCAATCATCCATTTTTTCAGATTATCCCACATTCTTACCATAGGCATAAGAAAGAATGCGGAAAATAATGTGTTGAAAAACAACATCATAAAAGACACGAATGCCACGCCTATAAGTGATCCTATATTCCATTGTTCCCATACAGAAATATCTATCAATACCGTTGCTATGCTTGTTTTTATTAGCATCATTAAATCTATATGGTCAAGCATTTTGTTCATAGTTGGTTGAATATGTATTCCAAAATAGCAAAAATTCCTACTACAGTAATAAATCCTATGACGACAATTGTAAGATAAACCTCTATTGATTGTCCCCACTCTCCAAAGAATTCCTTTATTTTTTTATACATTTTTTATGTCAAGAAATCAAATACCATAATAATCATTATGACCACCATCATTCCAAGTATTATATACACAAATCCTGCGTTTGGGTTTCTACTATTGTTTGAAAATCGGCTCATTCGGGTTTTGTCTGTAATAGTTGTACCATTGTGCTAGTCTTGTATCGTATTGGTGTACTGCGTATCCCTCTCCATTATATCCGAATGCGAATGCTACCCAATTCTTTGTAAGCAGGTGTACATAGAGATTATTAGCTTGCAGGAATTTTGCGAATGCCACCAACTGATTTTTTTCATTTTCCTCCATTTTAGCCACAAACTGTTCTATGCTTTCATACCCTAATGATTGCCAATGGTAACCCATTATCTGGAAAAGTCCCCAAGAAGCGCTTTCTAGTGCTGCCTTGGTGTGTAATTTCTTTGCCTTATCCATCCTGTCCCATTCAAACTCCCATCCTTTGTATTTTGTCTTATCCCATCTAGGATACAGCACATCTGAGTATCCCTGTACAAGCGCTGGGTTTCCTCCGTATACAGCCAGTCTCCACCAAAATATATGTCCCTCGAATAATATGAGGGGCCTGCTGGATGGCAGAAATCCTGTGCCATATAGTGATTCTACTTTTATCACAGCCTTTATGGCTGCCTTCTCTATACCAAAGGATAATGCCACATCCTGAATATTTCTTTCGGAAATTTTTTTTCCGGGTTTTTCTTTCTCGGATTGTGAAATTTCGTTTTGGATCCTGGAAACAGTCACTATTCCTGCAATGCCATCTGCCACTAGGTCTCTGGATTTTTGAAACTCCTTCACCACGGCTTCGGTTATCCGCCCAAAGTCCCCATCTGCAACACAGGGAAACCCAAGTTGGGATAGTCCTTCTTGAAGCCACTTGACTTCTTCGCCTCTGTCTCCTTTTTTAATCATTGTTTTACGATTTGCGTACCGTTCACGAATACGTTTTCTCTGTCACCTATCACCACCACATTCACTTCGTTTACGCTGTCTGAATAACTAAATGTATGTTTTTGGTTCGGAACTTTTTCAATGATAAACTTTGGCAGAAATCTCTTCAAATCTGCAATCGGCATTGTAAAATCAAATGTTTTTCTATTCTTGTCTAGCAAGATGCCGTTATCGGCAAGTATCTTTTTGAAGATTTCAAGTGCTATCGCAATAGCTACTTTTTTTAATCCTAGAAATTCGATAATTTTTTTCATATTCTTGTTTTTATATTTTTGTTTTTTTGTATAAAAATGATGTTCCCAATTCCACTAATATTGAGTAGTTGCTATATACGATTGATGTGAAATTACTAAGCAAACTAGCTAAGTTTATGATAGGCACAATGCTAGTTCTGCTATCCACAATTACCACATTTGTTACGGCAATTGTACCACTCTCCTTTGTAATAAGAAACGGTGTTCCCGGATTGCTGTATATCGTTGTTCCTATTATAATTATGTTTATTATTTTTGGGGAAACGCCCGTATTGAGCATAATCATTTTTTTAGAGGCAGTAGATACTTGTACCGTGCAAGAATCCATTACAATATCTAATGCTAGAGGATTGTTTGATAGCAAAATCATTTCGTCCAAAAGTGTAATCGTGCATCTTTGCAGTAGTATTCTTCGGAATGCGCATTGAATATCGTTGTCTATTTGACAATCAATGCAGATTATTTCTTTGTCTGCATAATTACCTAGATTAAGTTCTGTGCTGATTGAATAAATAATACACCTACTTGCCTCTATGTCTGCGTTTACTACAAATAAAAATATGCTGGTATCTGATAAGATAACAGTTCCGTTTGTGGTTGTTAGCTGATTTTCAAAAATACAACTTTTTAATTTTAATTGACCACTTGCATTTTGAGTAATGATTACACTTGAAGAAAAACTGAATTTGCCTATTCCTTCAAAAATAACTTCGATTATTCCACTAATATTAAAATTAATTGGGTCTGAAAATTCTGCACCTATACCTATAATTCTGATTGGATTTATAATATTAATAGTTCCAGTATCTGCGTATAATCCTGGATTAATTATTATCGTATCTCCTCCTAGTGCTATACTACAAGCTCTTGCAAGTGTTCTACAAGGCAAATCTATCCTGCCTATGAGTTCTGTTCTGGTCAAAGAATCATTCCCACTTGGGGCATTTGTATCTACATATATAGTTTTTCCAGAAGAGGATATAACTTGATTATAAAATCCTTTCACATTAGCCCCATTTGTGCCATAATACTGTAATGGGGAGGTTATACCATTGATTGATTCCGCTTGATCCACTATTCCATTGTCTGCTGTATCGTATACAGCCTTAGTCATATCTCCTCCAACTGCAACACCAGGAAACAAGTAAAACCCTTTTACTCCTAGATTGTTTGTTCCATAGTAACTTAGGGCTGGCGCTACTCCTAAAACTACATTGGCGTTTTGTATACTGCCCTGTATCAAACTTCCAAATGTCTTTACCCCTAATACGGTTTCATCTCCTGTCGTATGTACATAATCAGATTCTAAAAATCCTACTATATCCGATTTACTCAAATTCCTAGAAAAAGGTTTCCAAGTAATGGATGGCGTTATGTCTGTGTTTGCCTGAAATCCAATATTCCCCCCTATCCAACTTTGTCCTGCAAAACTGCCTTGCTGTATTGTAACAATAACTACGGGTTTAGACAAAAAATCTTTTGGTGCAATATTCAAAGGAAATGCGTTATTGGCTGCCCCCTGAGAACCTTTTGCCCCTAGTCTGTAAATCAGTTGTTTTGTAGGCAACTCTGGTGTCCCTACTGAAAAAACGTCCAAATGCTTGGCAAGTAAAATATACTCATTCTCGGCAAAAGTAAGCCCATCGTACCCATCTACTAGCGAAAAAGGTACATCGTTATTGAATTGGACAAGTGCCTTAACAGCAATGCCATTCAAATTTTGACTATCGTATATTTTATTGTCTGTCATTTCTTTTACAGTTGATGTGTAATTAAAACCTTAAAGGGCTTATTCAATGTCGCTATATTGGATGGGTCTGTTCTTACTATAATATCCGTTGCGGTATAATCTAAAAGACACAAAAACAGTGCATCGTTATATGAAAATGGCACATATTCATTTGCATTATACTCGATAACACCTTGTATGGTTATTATTTTTGTGGACACAAGCCCATGCGGAAAAGATGATTCTGCGCCTGCTATTGGTGGCGTAATTCCTGCGATGGTTTTTGTTACATAAATGGGCAGGATTAACCAATCAGAGCCAGTCCAGTATTGCAATACATTTCCATCTGTAGCGTTTTGTATAACCAACCCTGCGTCTTGGTTTGTCAATGTTGCTGTTAATGTAATTATTTCCGCTGTTTCAAGGCTTACGGTTTTTATACCTTTATTGTTGCCTACATAAGTCCGACCTCTTGAACTACTTACTTTGCTGTCCCCAAAATTACTTTCCATTACTCTGTTTGATTAATGTTTGGGTACAAGTCTAAATCTAGTCCTAGCATTTGTATAATGCCTTGACCTATTGCACTATCCCTAAGTGCATTATATTTTTGCTTGATTGGGGAATTAAATCTAGTGTATTGCCCGTTTTCTAAGACAGCCATTATTTTGCCTGTCGGACTTACCAATGCAACTTGGTACTTTACAGTAATGACTTCGGTTTGGCTGTTTATTTCAAGCGTATGGATAATTATTTTTTTCTCTAACCCTGTTTCTTGGTCTATACCAAGGCTTTTACTTGTAATCATATTTTTATTGGTTTAAAGTCCGGTATATCCAGACACGTTGAACGTTATTTCCCCAGTAACGATTTCGATTGAATTAGTTCCAATTTCTATTGGCCTATTTAAAGCACCCCTTATTCCACTAGGAAAATTAAAGGTTAGGTTGCTATCGCCTAATGGTGCTTTAAATCTAAAGTGGATTTTATTCAGAAAAGAGCCTCCTCCTGTTCCACCTACGCCTATTGCCAATCCTGCGTTTGGAAGAATACTTATAGTGAAAGTTGTTGTGCTTGGAACAGTAAGTACATAGTATCTACCTCCATCAACTATTCCTGTTATGCCTCCCACAAGTAAAAAAATAACTTCATCCCCTATGTTTAGATTGTGTGCTACACTTGTAGTCATCACACTTGCCGAAACAGTAGTTACAGACATTCCATCGTCCTGTATACGTACTGTAAGGTCTGCTAACAAGTCAAAGGCAGATAATGTAAGTTGTTTTATGTAATTCCTTGTCCCTGCTGGTGGGGCATTTTTTGCCACCCTAGCAGTTCCAGAACCAACTGTCCAAATAGCCGTCCTGTTAAAGTCTAGTTCGGTAATAGAATCTAGTTTTACAATCGCTTGTTGTGCGGAACTTATAAGCAAATCTGAAGCGTCCCCAGCTACAAGTGTGGTATCAGCAGCAACAGCAACTCTTCCTCCTATCCTTACTAGCGCACCTGTACTAGGAGAACTATGGGCAGTTTGTCCTCCTGCTAATGTTCCTATATTGCCTATCGTATTTCCACCTGTCGGTATAGGACTAAGAAGCGAAACATTTTGTGCCGTATTAGCTCCTTGCACTTTAGAATTTGTGATATTTACTGCCTGAGTAGAGAAATTTTCTAGTCCAATCATGCCAACTGTCCATATCGTGTTGGTAGGTGCGGTATTCCCATTTAGGCTTCTTATCTGTAAAAACAATGGGGCGGATTCATCTGCTATATTTACTACTCTTGAAGCCCTTGGTAAAATAGGCAAGATAGTTCCTGACGCTACCAATTGGTCTGCTAAATAGGCATTACTATCTTCCGAACCCATAATCGCCATGTGTCCTGGTGAGGCTGTTGTATTTATGGTTGCTACCGTTGCCCCACTATTCCATCCCCTTCTTTGTGAATCATAGTTAACTGCTGTTGCGGAAGCTCCTGTATAGACGATTTGGTGATAGTTCCAACCAAAAACACTACAAGTCCCCGTATTATCTGCACCTGTGGCAAAAGAAGCTACCGTAAAAGTAACGGCTTGTCCAGATACAGAAGCTATTGCGTATCTACCTCCTAGCGCTGTAACCCCTGTAAATCCTTGGAATGCTCCAATATACATAGATTGCCCTACAAATGTACTGTCTACTAAGAAGGTAGGAGGAAATGTTACTGTGATTGATGTAGCACTATTTACCGTAACAGCCAAGCCGTCTCCAATTATATCTACCAATTCAATAAAAAAATTGTTATTGGCATTTCTTTGAGACAAAAGCGTTTGCGCTCTTAGGACGAAAGAACCCATAAAAGTCCTATTGCTTCTTATAATCGTTTCTGAATTGATTGTAGTTTGTGCATTTAAAACTAATGCACCTCCTGACTGAGCAATGGTTTGTCCTGCGCCTACTTGAATTAAATTCCAAAACTCACTATCTACACCTGCTGGTATTGTCTTACTGAAAGTAGTCCTAAATATTTGTTGTTGTGCAGGAGTTACAACAACTGCTTGTGAATTTCTCAAAGGAGGTGTAAGACTTTGGGGAACAATAGTTCCTGTTATTCCTGCTGCCCAACATGCAGTTCCTATTTGCAAGTTAGTAGCATCTGCTGCTGTTTTTGATATTTCAAGGCTGACAGGCAAATTTGGATTTGCTACGCTTGCAGTTAAAAGAGTGTTTGGAAATAATATTCTATGAAACGTAACCCAAACTCCATCTGGGCTTAATGCTTCAAAAAATACTGAGGCAATTCCTAGCCATCCAAATCTAATACGGTAAATATTAAACCTTGTAAAGTTTATTGCTTCTGCAACATTATTCCTTGAAAATAAAGATCCTGCTACGCCTAGCAAAGTATCAACACTAAAAGAGACTTGTGGCACTATTGTATCAACTCCGTTCAGCCTTGAACCGATACCAAAAGTAGTGCCATTATAACCTATAAAGAAGCCATTTAAAGCATTGTATAAACCTATTCTTTGAAAAGAACTTGCACTTGTAGGAGTAGTAAAGTCTGCTGTAAATTCAGCGAATATTTCTGATCCGCTTTGGTAAACCACGCTATTTTGGCTTGTAGCAGAAATAGAAGCCGTTGTTCCTGTTCCACTACTAAAAGTGGCAAATCCATTTATAGGATTTACTGCCCCGGAAGCTCCCCCACTTGCAATAATATTAACAAGTGTGTTTAAAAAAGCAGTATTAAACTGAATATTTACCTGTGGCTGTCTTGATGTAGTAACTAATGCGCCAAATATATCCTTATCTCCTGCGTCTTGAAAAGTCTTGATTTTCCCGGTAGGATCTGTTAATATTCTTTTTAGGTTTACGCCATCACTTCCCCCTATTGTTAAATGAGAAGCTCCTAGTTCTGCATCTGTTCCTGCATTACTTCTTGTTCCTCTAATAGCAAGTACTCCTGAGAGAAGATTATAAAGCCCCTTTAGTAAGGCATTGACTGTCCAACTACTCGTACTATCGGTTGCCCTTGCATCATTGACTGCACCTATTCTATTTAGAAATCCTCTCATCAAGGAATTCAAGCTCCAACTACTTGTGCTGTCGGTTGCACTTGGTGAAGTAAGCGCACCTAGTCTATCATTTCCTTCCACTTGGTTTGTAGCACTTGCGTCACCTCCTCCGCCTCCTCCACTTCCACCAGAAGTTCCAATTTTAAATACGTTTTTAAGTACATCTACCTTTGTTGCCTTGTCCGTTCCACCTGCCACAGTTAGGTCTTCTATTTGTACGGTAGGCGTACTCCATCTGCCTTCTGTGTGATGAAAAATCAATGAATCGTAATCATCAAATGTTTCCATCACAATATAAGCGCCATTCATAGTGCGTTCTATGCCTGGTGTTAATATAAATGTGAATGATCCAGATGTATTTAGTATAAGTTCCAATGCAACTGCGGCCATCGTATTCTTTTGTTTTTAATTTACTAATGTTTCTAATATCCCTATGGCTGTCTTGCCACTTCTGGATTTCAAATATTTTATCAATGTCTCGGTTTTGTCTTCACCCGGGATTGCCTTACAGATAGTCTCATCCTTACCACCATCCTTGTATGTCCATTCCGAATTGCTGTATTTGATAATTGATTTTGAAATCAATCTACTCACCATATCTTCGATATTCGCCTCTTTTTCGGATTTTGATTTTTCCAAAAACTCCGTGGGATTCCTTGTTGCCCTTGTTAGTAAATCGTGTCTCAACTCGACTTCATCATATCCCTCTGGATTCATTTTATAGGCTTTCGCAATCTCCGAAATCTTGGCAAAATCTGCCGTCTTGGCAATTGTCTTTGCTTTCTCCAAAATATTATCCTTCTCTATCTCCGCCATTGCGGCCTTCTTAGAATCTACCCGTCTGAACTTTTTAATTACAGATGGATCGGCATAAGGATTTGATTCGTTTTCATCAGATGCCTCCAAAAATTTGAACAGGTTTTGTTGCTTGTAGTTAACCACCAACGATCCATTGGTAATGCCTATATGGTTTGTTACGGGTTTGTAATCACCATTATCTTTTAGTTCCCATTTCTCTATGTATTGGATAAAATATGGTTTCTTTGTTTGGGGATTAATAATTTGATGTTGGTGTGAAAGGCCTTGGTAAGGTTTCACTATGGGCTTGCCACCATTGCCGTCAGCCGATCTTAACCCTTCGTTTCCTAGATATACGTATCTAGCGTTTTCTCCTGGATTTAGTGGCTTAATCCACGGTATGTACTGTTCTTCTAATTTGTTTACGTCTACTAATGCTTCCATTTTTCTTGTTCTCCCTACTATTTATTTGTTTATTAAAAAAATTGGGTGTATAGTTGTATACACCCAATCTGTATATTTATTCAATGACAGCCATTCTGTTTGCTCCAAGAACTTGGAGACCTTGCTCAGTGAGATAATCTATCTTCACAATGTCTTGGCTTCCAGTTTTCCCTTCCTCGAATGTCTGGGTACTCTGTTTAAACATACGGTTCTTGCCGTCCAACTCCTTATACCTTACGCATATTGCAGGAGTTTTTTGTTTTTGGCCTTTCTCGTCCGTATAGGCTTGGTCATCCATTGGAAGGATAACCCCACTATTTGCATAAGAATAACCCGTGCTACCCATCAACTTAGGATGGTTGAATGTTTGAACAGTTTTATACATAAAACTGTATCCGCTTTTCTCGATTGCAGAAAATCCAAATTTGGCAGCCCTTTCTTTTCCACCTACAGCACCGTAATTGATAAGGTCGTTCTTCATCTGTGCTGTGATGAAGTTATCTATCGTTGTCGTTAAATCAATACCCAAATACATCACATTTGACTTGGCCGCAAACTGCTTGTCAAGCGTTTTGATAATAGTATCCATATAAGCCAAAGTCATAGACGCACTTGCAAATCCATTACCTCTCTCTCTCAGCGTTGGATATAACCCTTTTGTGAAATTGATTTTTCTGGTTGGACTACCTTCAATATCTGTATACTGCTTATTGAATGCCACATCTGGCGTTTGTTGCAAAAGTAATGTCAACTGCACCTCGATCATAAAACGATCAAAGGCATCGGCTTCACCTTTGTATGTCCAGTTCTGCCCCTTTTTGCCATCACGTCCTTGTACTGGAAACCAAGTACGGTTTGTTTCCTCGCTACCCGTCCATTCCACATTATCCTTTATGATTTGTGTGTTGAATTTGTGCTTTATGGTGTCTGGCGTTAATGGGGTCATACCTTTAGTTCCTTCGGCAAAAGCATTACCAAAGAAAGTGATTTTATCACCTGCCACAAGTGCGCCTAATGTGTCTGTCGAAACAAGGGGTGTCAAGGTGATTGTATGTTGTTCTGCTGTCGCTTTATTCACAGCACTTACGAAAAAAGGTTTCTTATTCTTAGTTTCCCCTGTAAGGTTTACTCGTGGATAAGATACCGATCCCCCAGCCAAATGATCTGCTGCCTCTAATCGGAATGTGATTGGATTTCCTACTCCTGCGTCTGCTACGTTGGCGAACACGCCAACATTTTGCATAAGGAAATCTTCTTCGTTGGCATACCATTCCGTTTGATCCACGGGTGCTGTTTTACCTAGGAAGATCAAATCTCGGATAAGGTTCTCGCCGGGATATTTTTTATATAACTCGTCCAACACATTAGGTTGGTGAATTGCTGTTAGTACCGCATTTGCAAAGACGGATTGGCTAACATAATTATCGGTTGTTGCTACTTGCCCTGAAGCCATAATTTTAAATCTTTAAAAGTTTTTTAATATTTTTTTATCTTGTCGCTTTTGCTAGACCTATGACTTTTGCCATATCATCACTAATAGGCTCTTTAGTACGGAAATTCGTATCGTTATTAGTCGTTCTTTCACTAGGGTTCTTCATACTTCTTAGTATCTGTTCTTTTCCAAGTGCCTTCCCGTGGTTCACGATATTCTTCACAAACTTATCAGGGTTTTCAAGAATAACGAATAATTTCGCTAGTCCATCGAAATCAACCTTTCCTGTTTGCAGATCCTTCACGTAGCTTTGTAGTTTTTGATTGATAAAGTCTGTCGGCTTATCAAATGCCTCGCTTAACATCTCTTTTGAAAACTGATAGTTGAATCCCTGCCCTTCGTCAAAACTGAATGCCACAGTTTTCTTATTAAGAAACTCTGAGGATTCTCTTGAATAAGTATCCACCGCCTCTTGGCTGATATTTATTTCGTTTTTTGCGTTGTTACGGTTAAACTCTACCTTCTTTATATGCTTTCTAAGGTCTTCTATTTTGGTTACGGGTTCTTTTAAATAATTCTGGAATTGGATTAAGTCTTTGGCCGCTTTTTTTACTGCCGTCTTCATCTTAATCATTGAAATCTTATCTTCCTCGTCATATTCCCTAGCAAACTGATCTTCAAAGAATTCTTCTGCTTCTTCGTTAGTCAACTCTGGGTGTTCCAAAATAAAATGACTTAACAAAATCTCCTTCGGATTTGATAGGTCTGTAAAGTCTGCTTGCATAATTGCTGCCGCTTCAAAAATATCTATCCCCTCTTCTTTGAGTTCTTTCAGCCTAACAATTTCCGGGTCATAGTCGGGTTCTTGGATTTCTGTTTCAAAGGCATTTTCCTTGGCTTGACCAATGAATTCCACCATCTCTTCCCAAGATTCAAAGCCCTGCCCTTCGGCAAATTGGCTTTGAAGATATTCGATTTCTTCTTCTTCGTATGCTTCTTCCTCCTGTTCGTCTGTGCCAATATCAGCATCTTGTTCACCATCGAAATCATCATTATCGTTATCTGAAAAATCGGTTATACTTCCTTCCCCTGTTTCTACTTCTTCGTCTTCCATCATTTCATCCTGTTCCTCTTGCGTATCGCCAAGGTCTGGATTATTGTTATTGATTAAGTCGAATAGTTCGGCACTTATACCTTCCATATTGTTATTTAGTTTTCTACGTTAGAATCCAAATTTATATTTTTTTTACAGATAATAAAAATACTTATTGATTATTTTTTTATAATTATTTTTATTTATAACTCATTAATAATATTATGGAATGGAATATAATACAATAAAAAAAACACGTAAAAAATTTTACGTGCTTTCCTAAACCTACTTACTAAAAAAAACGTGAATCAAAAAAAGAGTTTTACAATGTCGTATATCAGTAATACCAAACCCAATAGGGAAAATCCGATATACATTTTCATTCTATTTTTTAAATATTTATTTTCATCTGCCTCGTATGCCGCCAATTTATCACTTAACTTGGAATTGTCAATTGCCTTCAGATACTCCATCGCAAGTTTGCTGTTTTGCAATTCCAAGTTCTGAATATGGTCTTTTAATCCATCGTTTACTTCCACCACTTTCTTTACTACCTCCTCTGTGATTGATGAGAATATAGTAGGGAGATGTTGACCGTCTGTTACGAGCAAGGCGCATTTCGCTTTTTTCAATTCCTCGTTCTCGACCTGTGATATTGAAAATCTGTTTTTGGTTTCTTCCAATGTTTTTTTCAATGCCTCCCACTCGCCTATACTGACTTGTACAAATCTGGATTCCTTCAAAATCTCTGTTGCTTTTTTTTCTTTGCCAAAAAGTTTTTTTCGTGTTTGCTCATTAAGCCATTCATTATAAGTTTGTTTCTGTGTGCTTTTTACAATTTGTATTCCACTTTCATACATTAACTTTTTCCAATCCTCAACTTTTGATTGGTCTAATTCTGGTTTCTCATTAATATAAGGGTCTACACCTAGTACATATTTTTTTTCTAGTGCTTCCTTTGCCCTATTCTCTTTTTCTAAGATTTTATTATCTAAAAACTCTTCAAGCTGTTCTAAAGTAGATTCCTTGTCATTCTTTTGTTTTTCTAGCAACTCATCGTAACCATCTACGTTTTGTCTTAAATATGCCTCTCTCTTTTCTTTTTTTTCAAGCCACTCCAAATATTTTTCTGAGGCGTATTGCAAATCTTCTTGTGAATTTTGTACCTCTTGTTTTTCTAGTTCCTCATTTACTTTATTTACTGAAGGATTATGACCTTGCCATTCTTCTACTTGCGTTTCGCCTTGATTTACTCCGTATACACCTACCTTTGGGCCTATATATCCCATCTGTTTCCGCTTTGTATATTCATCTTTCAAAAAATCTTGGGCTTCGCTTAAAAACTCCTTCTCTGACATTATTGTATTAGGTTCTGCTTCTGTTATTTTACCCATAGGAAAACCTTCTGCACCTTCATTGTTACGTGCCAAAAACGTGTCCTTAACTTCCTCTTCGTCTTGATTTTTACCTTTTTTTTTTCATCTTTTTATTTGTTATATGTTATTTGATAGTCGTATATTCCCATTATTTAAACCTACTTAATGTTTCATTGATACTTTTAAAAACAGATTGAAAGTATATATCAATAGATTCTTCGTATTTTTCAATAGCCTCTTTCAATATCCTTGCTTTCTCGGCTTTATTTTCTTTTTTTTTCTTGAATTTAGTTACTTTTAATTTTACTATTCCTACAATCAAATCTCCCATTTGGTCAAATAAATATCCAATATTATTTTCCATTATTTTAATGTTATTTGACATTACCTATAAAGATTAAACGCCACTTGTGAACTAGCTTTTTCAGCAATATTTTGGCGTTCTTGATTTCCTTTTTCAATGATAAGCTGCAATTGGTTTTCTATTTCGGCTTTCATCTTAGCCACCAATGCTTCCTGCTCCAATTGCAATTCCTCCATTCTCGCTACCTGTGCCTGTTCTGCACTCATCATCTGCATTTCCTGGTTCTGTCTCTGTGCCTCCATCGCATTAGCTTGTTTCTCTCTCTCGTATTTTGCTTCTCGTAGTTCAAGCAAAATTCTGGCTTGTTTCAAGTTATCTATCTCCATTAGGAACGATACATCGGATAGTTTTATTTGATTTCTATCTAGTGCAATATTCATTTGTTGGTAGAATTGGTTCCAAGCTGCTTCGTCTGGCTTGTTCTCTATTCTTATCAGGTAGTTATGGCTTGTCAAGTCTTTGTTGTCCTGCCAAAAGTCCAAAGTATTTTTCCCTAATCCCTTCACCACCATTTCCTTTAGGTTGCCATTGGCTATGGTCTGCACCGCCAAGTCTGCCAAATGCTGGCAAGTTCCCTCGAATATCCTTTTCTTTGCCCTTATCAAGTGGTCGAGTGCGTTGTTTGATCCTTCTATGGCTATCTGGCTTACCCCTAATCCTGTTTTGGCTTTCGGTTGCCCTCCTGCCACTATGTCGTTGATACCTGTAAGTTCCTTCAGTAGGTTCAAGCCATTCAGTACCAATTGTGCAAATATCATCGTATCCCTACTTAGTCCGTTTTCAAGCTCCTGTATTGGCACAGCCTGGTTGTCACTTCCCCTTCTAGCTATGATTATACCCCGTTTGTAATATAGGTCAAGTAGGTCGGCTGGCTGTAGTGTAGTCCCACCGCTTCCAAGGCTTACCGCTTCTAATGCCTCAATATCAATGAACGCTCCCTTAGGGATGGCGCTATTAATCATCTGCTGCATCTTTAGCCAATTCCTTATTATGTCGTCAATCACAGGGATACATTGCTCTGTAATGGACTTATTGATTCCCTGCAATAGGTTTGGTGCATATAGTGTGAATGGCAGTTTGGTATCTGTGATATTCTCCGCAACCCTTACCATATCCTTTTGCAGTCCGTATCCAAACACATATTCTGTACCTATTATCCAGTAGCCCTTATACACGGATTTGTAATTGGTCATGATTACCTCGTACTCACCTTTCTTCTCCCTTCTTTTTTTTACCTTTTCCTCATCCACATAAAAATCATCATCCTTCCTGTAAACCATCTTATTGCCAAATTGGTTCTTGGTAATTTCGTGTACCATTTTATCATCCGCATAGAAATAAAATTCGAGTAGCTTTGTCCGGGAATGGTCGTATGGAAACGGGTTTCTTGAATCCTCCGAATAGTAGTTCGTAAATCCGCTTATATCGCTCTGCACATACAGTTGTCTAGATAGCAGTAGTATATTTTCATACTCATCTTTAGTGAACTCATCCCCTGCCATTTTCCTGAGTTCCGAAAATGTTACATTGATTATTTCCCCACAATGTTGCAAGTCTTTGAATGATTCGCTGGAAAGATTGGAGACAATTAAATTGAATGGGTTTACCCTGCGTATCACAGGAAACCCGTTTTTATCAAGGTATACTTTTGACCCCCCCTTGTAGTGCAGTGCCAAATCAAGGTCTATCTCCCTCATTACATCCCCTATGTCGTTTTGGTATAGTAGTGATTCCAAAAGCATCTCTAGTTCCATCTCCATCCTTATCTTGGGATTCATCCTTAGGTCTGCCTCTATCTCCTCGGCATTGATGGCAACTCTTCCCACTATGTTTTCATCCTCAAACAAGTCTTTGCTTGCATCCTCTCCCAATACTTTTTGCAGATACAAGCCTAGCTTTATCTTGGCCTCGTAGTTTTTTTTAATATCTATCGCTAGTGGGTCAAATGCTTGTGCCATTACATTGTACCCTACATCTCCTAGCTTTGCTGTAATCACATTGATAAACTTTGCCCAAAAGTTGGGGGGAGTATACTGAATTGGTATCATCCAGGTTTCGTCCCCGTTATCGCAATTGTCTGGATCGAGTATCGCCCGGTATTTCTTTTGGTCTTGTACTCCGTTGAAATAATCAATCACAGTTTCCATCACACCCCTTTTGTTATAGAACACATTGTTGCCGTATCGCTCGTGGTGGTAGAGCATTGCTTTAGCATATTGCAATCCGTACTCTTTCAGTAGCTTGTCTTTTTGGGGAGCAGTCGGATCAGGATATGGCAAATGTAGGTTACTATCTGTCATTTCTTATTATTTTTGGAAATTTTTCTGTGGCGTTTTTTAAATTGAGGAAACTCTTGTAGATATACCTGTTATTGATGACAAGTTTCTTTGTTTTTTTAGAGTTTATATCTACGGATACCTCTACTTCTGCTTCTTTAATTTCTCCTGTCTGTGTATCGTACTGGAATATCCTTTGTCCCTTGTAGGGTTTTATCCTTCCCACGAACTTCTGCTGTTTGATGTATCCCATTTGGGCAGTTTCTTTATCTTTATTATTTAGTATTTCCATATATTTTTAAACCAAAAATAATTTTTTTTATTTATATTAAAAAATATACAACTATATTTATTATTCATCGTTAATCATAAGTAAGTAATAAGTAATAAACATAAATTAAAAACAAATGAAAAATCTAAATTTCCGTTATTTGCTAGTAGGTATAATCGCTTTCGTAGTTTTATTTTGCAACATCACATTTGCCCAAAAGAACTACTATTTAGCTATTGAAAGCAAGGTAGGTAATGAAAGAACATTCCAAATGAATTTAGAGAAAAAAACGACAACCATTGTGTTATCTAAAAAAGATAGTCTTGGTATTAATGTCAAATGTTTTGAGGATGCGGCTTTTTCAAAACTATCCGATTTGCAACCTGTTACCATCGAATTAGGCAAATTATCTAATGGCGAATACATTTCTCTTGGCACTTATCCCAATAATATTGTACTTGCCACACTAGATTTAGGCTATTTAGAAAATGATGTTTTATTCATAACGACTGATAAGTTTGATGGTGATTCAGGAAAATTAAAAGCCTGTTTAGGGATATACCTTCTTCCCGAAAATTTTGAGGCAAAAAAAAGGGGACTTAAATAGCCCCTTTTTTTATTGATTATTTTTTCTTCTTATTTTGCATTTGCTTTAAATACTGCTGAGTTCCTTTTGTATTCATCGTTTTTGCATTTGCCTTGTTAAGGCTTTTTGTTACATTTTCAGGCACATTGCCGCTTCCCATACTATTGCCAAGCACAGGAATAGATTCTCCTTTTACAACCTTTTTAGGCTTGTCAATTGCTTCTTCATCTCCAGTAATACTTGTTTTATTTAGTACCCAGTTCCCATCGCTACCCATATCAGCACCATATTTACCAATTATCGTGCTTCCTCCAATATCTTGGACATTTGCGATACCGTCTATAGCCCTTATATTGGTTTCTGTATCGGGCTGGTTCTCATTAGTTTTTAGGTACCTGTCGTTTGTCTTGTTTTTCTCGTAAATATATCTCAACTGTGCGTTGGTGAATTTTTTATTATCCTGTCTTGTATAGCTACCATCGCTATCCAAAGTCATATTTTGAGCATCTAGCCATTTTTCAAAGGTAGGCTGTGGCTTTGTCATAGCCATTTTCTTTCCTGTCATTTTCCCCTCTTTCATATTGGCATACGCCTGTTTCATTTTATCACTTGCTTTCATCGTTTTATCTTTTTTGTTTGAAATTTAATTTAAAGCCATTCTTTTGTTTTTCTTTATAAAATCATATACGTTGATTGCAGGTTTTGGGTTCTTGAATACTTTCTTGTCCCCTATGATTGCCATCCCTGCCGCCATTGTTAAGTCAAATTTTTGGGTATTGGATATATCGAATTCTATCAGATCATCTATCAGTTCGTCAAATAATAGTTCGTGTCCGTAATCTATTACCTGGCTCTCCAAAAACTCCGCAATCTGCTGGTGTGTTTTTGTCCCTGTCGGTATTCCTTTTTCACCCTTCTCTACTTCTTCATTTGTCTTATTGGTCGTTACTGCTGGTCGGTACATCAGGTAGTTGTCATATCCTCTTGCCTCTATATACTTTATGCAGCCTATCTTGGTATTCTCTATTGCCAAATGGCAGGAAAAAAACACAGCCATCTTTATCATATCCTCGTAAAACAAATCCCTTTTCTTGGGCCTTCCATAATACTGTACCACAAAGTTTGCATTATGGTATAATCCTATCTGTAATGCGTCATACTTCTTATACAGATATGCTGCTCCCTGCGAGGCTCTGGCTAAATCTCCTGGTTTATCCGCCTCAAATGGATCCACCCCTATCACATATTTCCCACTATTTACAGGAGACTTTACTCCTTTTATAAGTTGGTAGGCATTGGCTTCCGCCATATTTTCAGGCAACCATCCCACCAAAAAATTCCCATTATCATCATCCTCAAATTTCACTACGGTATCCCTTACTCCATTCTCCCACACAAATTTCCCCCTTCTTAGCCAAGTCTCGCCATTGAGTTTTTTTCTGTCTAGTTCGTTTTTACGTTTTTCTAAAATTTCTAAATCGAATAAGCAATTATCATTCGTTGCACTCAAAGCATCTTCTTCAGTCAAAGGATACTTCCTTTTATAATCTGCCAAAGTTTCAAATTTTTTCTTGGCAATCAAGTCTTCCCTGTTATTCATTATAAACTCGGTAGCCTCTTTTGTTTTGCTTCCACCAAATTCATCTATAAATCCTTCTAGTCCATCCGCACAGGAAATAAACAATCTAAATAACCCGGAAGTAGTTCTTCCGTTTTTATTCAAGTCATTAGGGTTTGATTCACTCCATATCTTTATAAAGTTCTTACCCCCTTTTTTCTCCATCTCCTCCACCGTGCTTTCAAGTATTGCCTTGCCCGTAATCTTATCGCCCACGGTAAGGCACTCTTTCACTACCCTCCAAGTCTCCGAGACATCGGCTTCGGTTGTTTTTCCTGCCTCATTCATAAGGTAGTAAAATAATCCTTCCCCATCGTAGGCATTACTCTTGGAGTTCCTAAATCCTATTTCGGATTCTAGCGCCACACTATTTTTGATTGCCCTATTTTTTTTGGTCGTTCTGATGGATGGCTCAAAAAACCTTAACACCATTTTCGGATCAGAGCTTCCATCGTGTATCGGCTGCATAAATTCCGGCTCTTTCCTCCAAGAACTCACAAGCCTTGCAAATACACTTCTTGCATCCGCTTCAGTTTTCGATTGTATGCCGCAAAGAACTTGGTGGCGTTTAATAACCCTGTTGTATATGATAGCATTACTCCGGTGCGTACTTCCGTCCCTTCTGTGCTTCATATATATCACCCCAAAACAATTATCTGCCTTATGAAAACAGTAATCGTAATACAGGTGTATTCTCCTATCCCTATCCCTGTAATCCTTTGTTCCTGTTCCTCTCCCCTGCAAGGGTATTTTCCAGTAGTTTAATTCGTGGTAGTGGTCGCCTGTGATATACGTTGGCTCTCCATTACACATAAACCAATATCCTGTATCGCACCTTTCAAACTCTCTCCATATAAACTCTTCCTGCTTCTTCGTCCAGATTGGGGAACCAAATTCATCCCTATCTATCTCTCGAAATATTAATGGGATAGCAGTCTTGGTCAATTTCTGTTTATTGGTAGGTAGTTCACTCCCCGGAATATAACCTTTCGGTATTTCGGGAATAGGGATTTCCAACTCGCCAATTTTCTCTAATTTACTATACACAACTAATTAATATATTCCAAATATATACAAAATTATTTAAACAAAAAAAGCACACAAATTATTTGTGTGCTTTGAGCTCGAAAGAAAAACAACTTAGTCTACCCAAGTAATCGCTTTTACTCCCCACATTTGCCCTTCTTGGAGTTTTCTGATAGCAAGTGTGTATGCCGCTTTCGCTTCTCCACTTGTAGAACTCTCTCGCAAGTTGTATAACTCATCTATCGTCTCAGCCACTAAAATCTTTATTAGATTTACTGCTGGGTTTCCAGAAGGGTTAAAACTCATTCCTACCGCCTTTTGTCCGAAAGTTAATTCGCTTATAATATATTAATCGGGTTTTATAAAGCCGCCCAAGGCTGTGTCTTTAAGATTTTTTTATTTTAACCCATTGGTTTTTTTCAGGATCATAATACTCTAGTGTTTCCAGATTTATAACCTGATAATCAAGGTCGTTTTTTGCCAATAGCAAATGGGTTTTCTCTATTTCATTTACCACCTCTAGGTGTGGAAGAGGATTACCCTTGTTAAAATTATAATCAGGATTTTCTCTATCAAATCGTCCTACTAAGTAACTCATTTTTGTAGTTGCATCGGGTTTTATATAGGCCGCCCAAGCCTGTCTTTGTTTTGAAATAGTCTTGTAAATATCTAAAAAGGCAAATCATCCTGAACGACTAAATC